TGTATAACCCTCTCATGCAGATATAACCTATTTTTATAAAATTAAAAAAAAAAAATAATTTTATTGTAGATTTGGAAATTAAAAATATTTTACGTATCTTTGTCCCAATGGGACATAACAAGTATATTATGTTAACATTAGTACCTTTAAGGTAGGAGGGTATATTTAGGACTGAACTGCTCTGAGCCAAGTGGAGAGAATAAAGGGTATCCACCTCTGGTACGGTAAATCAGAGGCTTTTAGAATATAATATTCTAAGAGTGATAATAGGGGTAGACTAATAATATATAAACGGGGGATGGACTAAATATATTGAGAGCCATAATCTCAATCCTGGGGGATGAAAAAGAGAACCCCTAGGGTCCCTTTTTATACTAAATAATTATATATAAATTATTTGATTAAAGAGTGTTAATGATTAATCTAATAGAATTAGGAAGATTATACCTAAATTAGTAGGATATGAAAAAAAGAAAATATAGAGAAAGGTATTCTAAAGATCATAAAGATGAAGATGTTCTTAATATTATTAAGAACAAGCACTCTATACTAGTATCTTTAAATGAAAGATATAAAGATTACTATGCAGAAAATATCCAACCTAGGAGAGGAATATCATTAATAAAATATAAGTATCCTATAAATATTAGAAGTAAATAAGCTATGGAATATAAAAACAAGAGATTTAAATTCTTTAATTCCACATGGACTATCAAATATATAAAGGATCCAATAAAGAGTATTGATACGTCTGATGAGGGGGTTATATTTGGAATAACCAAACCTGCTCAAAAAGAGATATTAATAGCTCTTCTTGACAATACGGGAAAACCCTATAGTAAGGAACATATAGAGGAAACCTTAAAACATGAATTGATACATATGATATTTCATGAAGGGCAGTATAATAGTTGCTATGTAGATGAGCCTCTTGTAGAATGGGTAGCTAAATCCTTGATAGAGCTTAAAATTAAAAATCTGATATAATGAAAATTATTTATAATAAAGTTCTTCCTATAAAAGGGTATAAGATAATAAATCTATTTGGAGTTCTCTTTGTAAGAGTAAATCCAGATGGAACAAGGCCCTCTATCTTAGAGGAGGATATTAACCATGAAGCTATACATACTGCACAGATGAAAGAGTTACTATATGTAACCTTTTACATATGGTATTTTATTGAGTGGTTAGTAAGATTGGTTCTAAATCCGAAGAGTGCTTATAGATCAATCTCTTTTGAGAGAGAGGCATATGAAAATGAGAACTATTTGCACTACCTTCATGATAGGAAAAGATTTAATTGGACACAATATTTGAGGAAGTAAAACATGGAAGTAGGATTAACAATATTATTGTTTATAATGGTGATTCTAAATCTTAGTACTGCTATACCTCTATTAAAAGGACTTAAATTTCAAATAGAGGATTACACATGTAGTCAAGAGGTAAAAGAAGTAAAAACCAATATTATGGCCCTTAAGATAATTAATACATTATCAGCTATAGCCAGTATAGTAGCTATAGTATTATACAGCATTTAAGACTACACTAGTAAAAAAATTCCTATTTTATTTGGTAAATAGGAATTTTTTATTTATCTTTGCAATGTCCTTAAAAAGGAATTAAAATTAATTGATTAAAGATAATCAGTATGACAACAAAGAAATGGATTTCAGCAGCTATAATAGCTGTAGTGGTAGTAGGAGCTTTAGCACTTATTAAGTTATTCCCCTTCTGGGTAACTCTTTCCTGTCTTATATCTTTAGCAGGAGGCTTAATTGCAGGATATTTGCTTAAAGATAAAGTAGAAACTGTAGTAAACATGGTAGATCCTACAGAGGTAATTAATAGTATTAAAGATTGGTTCTCAAGCCTTACTACAAGTGAAGTTTCTAAGGCTGTATCAGCAGCTAAAAAGAAAACTACTACAGCCAAAACAGGGAAGTAGACCCTGTTTTATTGAGGTATGGTGTAATGGTAACACTGCAGATTTTGGTTCTGCCATTGTAGGTTCAAGTCCTGCTACCTCAACTACCCTCCTTGCATAATGGAGATGCAGAGGCCTTCTAAGCCCCTTATAGGAGTTCGATTCTCTTGGAGGGTACTAAATTAATTAATTTGATATGGCATTAGATAAGTGGATACATTTAATAGTAGGTTTTACTATTGCTACTACTGTTAGTTTGTTCCTACCAGCTTGGATAGGCCTAACTATTGGAGTTCTAGCTACTTTAGCTAAAGACTTTATATGGGATAAGTGGCTAAAGAAAGGGACATTTGAAGTAGCAGATATTTATTGTGGAGTCATTGGTTCGTTTATTGGTTTTTGGTTTGGATTTTTATCCCAGCATATATAGGGATCTTAATGGTCCTAGGCTAGGATTCTCTTTTCAGCAGTTAGAGACTAAAGAAACTGCTCCTATTCCTCAATAGCTCAGTTGGCTAGAGCACCTGACTGTTAATCAGGGGGTCCCAGGTTCAAGTCCTGGTTGAGGAGCTAAATATTAAATCTTGAGGTACCAGAGTGGTTTAATGGCACAGACTGCAAATCTGCTGATTCGTGGGTTCAAATCCCACCCTCAAGTCAGTAAATTATGGAAGATAAATTAGATAAGATACTTAAGAATCAAGAGGTTCTTAATAAGAACCAGTTAGCAATATATGGAATTCTCCTGAAAATTGAGGAAAAACTTCCTTTAGGAGGGAAGGAATTCCTTAGAAACTATTTAGCAGATATAGCAGGTACAATCACTGCAGAATTAGGACTAGTTGATATATTGAATACATTAAAGAAGAGATAATGCCTCCTTGGTGGAATGGTAGACACACCAGATTTAGGATCTGGGATGAAATAATAGTAGTGTGTAGGTTCGAGTCCTACAGGAGGTACTGGCTTATTAATACAATATTGTTAAAATAGATGATTATGTATGAAGATATCCTATTGTCTCCTATAGAGACAACCAGAAGGCAAGAAGAACTTAATACAGGTACTTCAGAGTTTTTCATAAATTTCTTGAATAGACTGGAGGGATGGAAAACTAAATGTAAGAACTTACATTGGGCAGCGCCTAAAAAGAATATCCATGTTTATTTAGATGAATTCTTAGAGATTTTGTCTGATTATCAGGATTCCCTGGCAGAGGAGTATCAAGGGCTGCTTGGGCACATGCAACCTAATGTAATTAAAGGAACAAGCAGTGAGGCATTGAATGCTATAGACTTTATTAATGAAGTAAAGAGTTACTCATATAAATTTTATGAAGCCCTTTCTGAGGAAACTCCATATGCTGGTATAAGGTCAGAGTGTGAAACATTTATCCATAACATATTGAAGTATAAGTATTTATTTGAATTATGTGATATTAAGCCATATTAAAGTAATGAAGCCTTCTTAGTATAAGGGTAATTACTCCTGCCTTGTAAACAGGAAATGAAAGTTCGATTCTTTCAGAAGGCTCATAAGTCAGTGATCATAATATGCTGTGAGAAGGCTGACATCTCTTGGGGATCAGTATATACATTGTATGAAGACATCTATATATTAAAATTTTAAAGAATTGAGTATACTCTATAATCTTTAGTCTTTTATCAATGTATCCGGTGAAGAGAGGTGTAGGCAAAGGCAAAACCTACAAGGCCATAGTACCAATACCCAAATCTATGGCAATATGCAGATGGGTGAAACGGATATACAAATCATATGAGTCTCATAATCTCATGATAGCCAGTTCGACTCTGGCATCTGCAACAATAATCAATAAGTTATGGTAAGAATAGAAGATAAACAGGCACAGATAGAAAAAGAAGTGTCTAGAATGAATGTATTCTCAGGAAACACATTAAGAGAAATTATAAATTATGCTAATTCTCACTCTTTAAGAAAAGAGGATATAGTATCTATTCTAAAGGAAAATGGGCAGTTTTGGCTAATTTATTATAAATGAATTTTATATACAAGATGGAGAAGATAGAAAGAGATTTAATGGATGAGGGAGAGTTTAAGAAATACCTGCAGAGGGTATTAAGTTATAATAGGATTTCTCCTGAAGCAATAGGGAAATATAAATCTATTGAAAGAGCTCTTAGAAGAGGGCATTTGACTCAGTATGGTAGAGTAGTTCCTAAGAGACCCTTTAATAATAGATCTAATACTAGTAAGAGAAAAGGAGCTGATAGTAGAAATAATGAAGTAAAAAAGACTCTATATGGACAATTTATGCAATACTATTGGAGAGCATCCAAACAAGGATTACTATAATTCTATTCCAGTGACTTATTGTAAGAATTGTCTATCATTAAAGATAATGGGATTGGGTGATTCTTTAAACTACTGTGATGAATGCGGGAGTACGAATATAGGATCTACTGATATAACATCTTGGGAAGAAATATATGAACAGAGGTATCATAAATCATTTATTAAAAAATAAATAAAGTTATTATGGAAGAGAAGAAAATAACAAAAGCTCAGAATGAAGAAAATAAGGTAGAAAAGCCTGAGAAACTTTCTTATGAACAATTAGAGAACATAGCTCATCAGTTAAGTGAGCAGTCAAGGGAATTATACAATAAACTTCAAGCAGCTAATATGTCTAATCTCTTTAAGAGACTAGATTATTTATTTAAGATCCTTGAAAATAGCCATCACTTTAATAATGAATTTGTACAGAGTACTGTTTCAGAAATTGAAGAGTTAATGAAACTTCCAGAAGAGGATTCTAGTACTCAAGAAGAATAATCCACAAGTTTTAATATAACCAATAGTAATGAATAAGGAAATAAATAATGTCATCAGAATTCCTACTTCATTAAATAGTAAGTTCTTCAGATATTGGTTTGAGTTTTTACAACCCTTCCATAAGCTAACTGAGAGGGAAATAGATGTGATTACTAGTCTTGTAAAACAGAGATATGAACTTAGTAAAGTCATCAAAGATGATGAAATACTTGATAGGGTTACAATGAGTGAAGACACTAAGAGGAAGGTAAGAGAAGAGTGTAATATGACCTTACCCCATTTCCAAGTAATTATGGGGAAATTAAGAAAGAGTAAAGTTATTATAGATAATAAGATAAATCCTAGATTTATTCCTAACATTAGGGAGGATTCCGGGACTTTTCAACTTCTGTTACTTTTTGAATTAAAATGAATTATTCTGAAATAATCAAGAAGGTTTCTCAGGAAACTGGGATCCCTGTCAGAGTAGTAAATTTGGCTTATAAATCCTATTGGAAGTTTATAAAACAAAAAATACAAACTTTACCCCTTAAGGGTAATATCAGTGAGGAGGAGTTCAATGCCTTAAGAACTAATTTTAATATCCCAAGCTTAGGAAAGCTTTACTTAACTTGGGATAGAGTACAAGGATGCAAGAAGAGATCAGATATTATTAAAAAGAGAAAGAATGAAAAAGGTATTCATAAGCCAGCCAATGAATGGCAAAACAGAATCGGAGATAATGTTGGAAAGGAATAAAGCAATCTCTGATATTGTCAATCAGTTGGGGGAAGAGGTTTATATCATAAATACGTACTTACCGCATCTTTTTAAAGACGCTTCCCCTCTGTGGTATCTTGGAAGATCTCTAGAACTAATGTCATCTGCTGATATCGTCTATTTCGCTAAGGGATGGAAAAAATATAGAGGCTGTAGAGTAGAGCATTTAGCAGCTCATGAATATGATATTAAAATAATGAATTATGTTGAAAATTAAAAAGATAAGACCCATGTTTACATCTCTCATAACTACTATGAATAAATATGAGCAGGATGAAATAATTAGTGGATTAATAGATCCTCTAAAGAGAGAGGGTAGTATAAAGGAATATCAAACTGTGCTCTCAGTTGGAAGTATGGTAAAAGATATAAAAGTAGGGGATTTAGTATGTATCAATCCTACAAGATTTGCTGTAAAGAAACATAAGGAAGGAACTCTAAAAGATGGAGTAGTAAAGGATAATCCTATTATTCAATATAATTTTGATGTCATAGAAATGGATGGAGAGCAATGTCTACTGCTTCAAGACAGGGATATTGATTTTATTATTGAAGATTGGGAGGAGATAAAAGAAGAATGCCCATCAGCGTTAATACGTCCTGCTAATGATATTATAATATAAGACATAGGGATTGTTCATGGCACTTCTTGAATAATCCCTTTATTATTGTAATGCAATTATGAAGCTATTTAAATACGAAGGATATAAAATAACTATAGCACCTGAGGCTTTGCTCTTAAAGCCATTTAAACAGATTTGGCAAAGGGATAGAAGTAGAAATAAGGATAAGGCTCTAATGGAACTAGGATTCATTTATTTCTTCTGTGATACCAGAAGTGATTATCAGTATCTTACTGATGAGGATGAGAGGAAGAGAGCTATCAAAGAGGGGGAGGGTCTCCCAATTAATTGGGAACCAGATAAAGTAGTTCTGGAGGCTATGAAGTTATACAGTAGTTCTAAGTCTGTATCAGCGCTGCTTCTTGAAGATACTAGATATGCTGTAGATAAATTAAGAGCTCTGTTAAGAGCTATTGACCTATCTGAAACTGATGATAGGGGTAAACCTATCTACCCACTTAACACTGTTACAGCTACTATAAAACAAGTACCCTCTTTAATTAAAGATTTGGATGAAGCAGAAAGGGCTTTAGCTAAAGAGCAGATAGATTCTAGTAGAATGAGAGGACAGGGAGAGAAGACATTATTGGAGGATAATTTAAATATTTAGTATGAGAGTAGAAGAAGTTATAAAGGGACTCAATAAGCATATTGAGGATAAAAGATGTTATAAAAATATTAAAACTACTGGCCACTTAGTTCTACAAAAGACTATTACTCCTCATCCTACATTCAAGGCTTATAAGGGTATAATATGGTTTGTAAAGGGGAATAGAAAGTATAAGGTATTATCTGTAGAGTATAATAGTAATGTCTCTTCTGCAGAAAGAGAGATTGCTATATTACTATGTCAATCAATATTCAATTGGATAGGCTCAGTATTTTATGAACAAGTGATAAATGGTACATATATAGGATATGAAGCTGCAGAACATAAATATGAATAAATATCAAACTGAACTAACTGAGGAATTGATTAATAGCCTTCCTCAAGAAGTCCAGGATCAACTATTTGATACTATAAATAATGTAGAATTTGTCAAGAGGCTTATAAGTCCTACAAGAGAATATGCTAAAGATAGACCTAGGGACAAATATGGTAGAATTATTGTAGATCTAGCTAATCCCCATATTCTAGAGGATATGGATTATTTCAGACCTACTGCCTTACATTACCAGAAATATGGTACTTTTACTAATCTAAGACCTAATTCAAACCCTAATAGTGAATATGGAAAATGGCTTAAGCAGGAAATACACAGATGCTGGGATGGATATATAAGAGAGTCTGATGGAGAATGGGTAACAGGTTATATGTATTTTTATTTAAACTATTGTCCTATAATGCTTTCTAAAATCAGAGGAGAATCTAAGCAAGCAGATAGAGTATTTGATTTCCCTGAAGTCTGGGAGGGAATTTACTGGAGATTCCATTATATAGATCAGATGAGGAATGGAGGACTATATAATAATTTTGACGGTGGAAATCATGGAGCTGAGTTAGCTAGGAGAGGTGCCTCGAAGTCCTATAGTTTAGGTTCTATAGCTGCACATAATTTTATATTAGGGGAAAATAAGACAGCCTCAAAAAAAATCAATACTGTTATAACAGCATACCAGAAGGAGTATCTAATTAAGGATGGAACTTTAAATAAGTTCTTGTCTATGGCTGACTTTTGTGCAGAAAATACTCAATTTCCTAGGAAAAGATTAAAATCATCTATACAGGATATGATATGGACTATGGGATACAAAGATATAGATACAGGAGTAGAAAAAGGTACTCATAACACTGTCCTAGGAGTATCATCCAAAGATGATGAATCAAAAATGAGAGGTAAGAGAGCTCATATATTAGTAGATGAGTTTGGTACATTTGCTAGGCTTATTGATGCATACAATGTATGGTTGCCTTCAGTTCAAGAGGGAGATATAGTATTTGCAATGATTTATCTATGTGGTACAGCAGGAGATAGTGAGTCCGACTTTGCAGGTGCTCAGGAGATCATGTATAATCCTAAAGGATATAATATGTATGCACTACCTAATGTATATGACAGGAATAACCAGGGTAGGCCATATTTTGTATTCTTCTTTCCAGGTTATATAAATAGAAAAGGATGTTATAATGAGAATGGAGTATCTGACGTTATCAAAGCTCTTATAGAAATATTTCTAAATAGGTACAGAATTAAGTATAATTCTACAGATCCTAATACAATTATTAAAACTATAGCTGAAATACCTATCACTCCTTCAGAAGCTATCATAAAGACTGGAGTTAATATGTTTCCTGTAACTGATCTTTCTGAAAGACTAGGGCAGCTGGATAGCAATCCAAGAGAATATGACGATGTATACGTAGGTGAATTATTGATAGATAAGAGTGGAAAAGTAGATTTTAAACCATCCTCTAAACAACCCATTAGGGATTTTCCTCATAAGGATAATAAGATAGAAGGGGCTGTTGAGATATATAAGATGCCTGAAAAGGATAAGTCAGGTAAAGTATTTGACAATAGATATATCTGTGGAAACGATCCATATGATGATGATTCTTCTGATACTATGTCTTTGGGTTCCATGTATATTTTAGATTTATGGACTGATACCATAGTAGCTGAGTACACAGGAAGACCAGCATTTGCTGAAGATTTTTATGAGATATGCAGAAAGATGTGTTTATTTTATAATGCCAGAATGAATTATGAGAATAATAAGAAGGGATTATTTGCTTATTTTTCAAAGATGAATTGTTTATATCTTTTATCTGATACATTGGATTTTCTTAGAGATAAAGATATGATCAAGGGATATGGCTATGGAAATAAAAGTAAAGGAGTGAATGCAACTGCTCCTATCAATGCTTATGCTAGGAATCTATTAAGAAGCTGGTTACTAAAGCCAGTACCTATGGTACAAACTATTGATGGGGAGGAAAAAGAAGTTATGATTCCTAACCTGTATAGATTAAGATCAAGAGCTCTAATAAAAGAGCTCATATTATATAATAGTGAAGGAAACTTTGACAGAATATCAGCTATGGGAATGTTGATGCTCTTAAGAGAAGATAAGATGATTCTCTATGGTGGAAATGTAAGTAGAGCAAAAGAAGAAGATGCTAACTCATCATATTTAGGCAATGACCCATTTTTTCAGGCTAACTATGACTTAAGACTAAAGAGTAATCCTAATAGAAATATCGGTATATAATTAATAAATTATTTATAATATTGTGCACCTGACTTATTTTGTATATTTTTGTACGACATAAATAAGTATAATATGGCTGAACTAATAAATTTACCTCCTCAGCAATTACCTTTTAACAGGAAGAATAAAGCATGGAGGAAAAGACATTTGGATTGGGCTGATAATAAGACGTTTTTTAACTATAGCCCTGTTAGGAAGTCAGTGATTCATAAAAAGATTAATTATGATCTACTAAATGGTAAATTACATATGTCTGATATGGAGGTTGTACTAAATCCGGAAGGGATAAAAGCAGGGTTTATTCCAGATAGAATACAGCACTATCCTATCATGAATAGTAAGTTAAATATTCTTAGAGGAGAGGAATCTAAAAGAGTATTTGATTATAAGGTAATAGTAACTAATCCTAATGCAATCTCTGAGATCGAGGATAATAAGAAGAATGAGCTGTTACAGAGACTTAGAACATTAATAGCTGATACATCTATATCAGAGGAAGAGTTCAACCAGGAGCTCGAAAAATTAAATTATTATTATACATATGAGTGGCAAGATTTCAGAGAAATAAGGGCCAATGCTCTCATAAATCACTATACAAAGGAATATGACATCCCTCTTCTGTTCAATGAAGGATTTATGGATGCCATGACTGTTGGAGAGGAGATATACCAATGTGATATTATAGGAGGAGAACCTACTATAGAGAGAGTCAATCCATTAAAGATCAGAGTATTCAAGTCAGGGTATTCTAATAGAATAGAGGATGCTGATATTATTATTTTAGAAGATTACTGGAGTCCTGGTAGAGTCATAGATACTTACTATGATGTTCTAAGTAAAAAGGATATGGAATATATAGAACATATCCCCGACCATGTAAGCCAGGCTTCTATAGATTCAATGGATAATATTGATGAAAGATTTGGATTCGTTAATAATAATATGGTTGGAGAAGAAATGAGCTCTAATGGCTTTTATTTTGACCCATTGAATCTATTCTCTGATTCTATCTCTAATTCTTTACTACCTTATGATTTAGCTGGAAATATAAGGGTACTTAGGATGTATTGGAAGTCCAGAAGGAAGATAAAGAAAGTAAAGTCCTATGACTTGGAAACAGGGGAAGAGATATATAATTTCTATCCTGAAACTTATATTATTAACAAAGATCTAGGAGAGGAAGAAAAAATATTTTATATTAATGAAGCATGGGAAGGAACTAAGATAGGAACTGACATTTATGTTAATATGAGGCCTAGGGTAGTGCAATATAATAGACTGTCTAATCCTTCTAGATGTCATTTTGGTATTGTAGGCTCTATATATAATCTGAATGAGAGCAGGCCCTTTTCTCTAGTAGACATGATGAAACAATATAATTATCTATATGATGTCATCCATGACAGACTTAATAAATTGATGGCTAAGAATTGGGGTAAAATACTAAGACTAGATCTAGCTAGAGTACCAAAAGGCTGGAATATAGAAAAATGGATATATTATGCTAAAGCTAATGGCCTTGCTGTAGAGGATAGCTTTAAGGAAGGTAACATCGGTGCGTCTTCTGGTAAATTAGCAGGAGCATTGAATAATGCATCTTCTGGAGTAATTGATGCGGAATTTGGTAATTCGATTCAACAGCAAATTAATCTCCTTGAATTTATTAAACTTGAAATGTCTGAAGTAGCTGGAATAACTAGACAAAGGGAAGGTCAGATTAGTAATAGAGAGACAGTAGGAGGAGTGGAACGAGCCACTCTTCAATCTTCTCATATTACTGAGTGGCTATTTGTAATACATGATGGTGTTAAGAAGAGAGCTATTGAGTGCTTTCTTGAAACTGCAAAAATAGCTCTCAAAGGAAGAAAGAAGAAGTTTTCATATATCCTATCTGATGGGACTAATATGATAGTTGATATTGATGGAGATGAGTTTGCAGAAGCTGACTATGGTTTGGTGGTTGATAATAGTAGAGGAACACAAGAGCTTTCTCAAAAGCTTGATATACTAGCTCAGGCTGCTTTACAGAATAAAATATTGTCATTTTCTACTATAATGAAATTATATGGGTCCCATTCCCTTGCTGAAAAGCAGAGATTAGTAGAAAGAGATGAACAACTTATGCAGGAAAGATCATCTCAGGCACAGCAGCAACAGTTGGAAACTCAGCAACAGATTGCTCAGATGGAAGCCCAACAGCGACAGTCTGAATTACAGCAGAAAGAGCAAGCTAATATTAGAGATAATGAAACTAAAATTCTAGTGGCTCAGATACAAAAGGAAGACAATGACGGGATCAAAGAATATGAATTCTCAGAGGAAGCAAGAGCTAATCTATTGGAGAAGATAAGAGAATTTGATGAGAAATTAAAACTAGATAAAGATAAGTTGAAGCTAGATGAGAGAAAACATAGAGATGATATAGCTCTAAAGAGAAAAACTATGAATGAAAAGCTCGTATTAAATAATAAGAAATAGATATGAAGAGATTCAGGACTATATTTGAATCAGCCGTGACTCCACCATCGGAGAATGATTTATGGTTAAGGAAAGGAGAACTACTATATTATTCAAACGAAGGGTGGAAGAGTATATTAGGTACTGTAGATATTGATTTATCAGATTATTATACTTCTGAAGAGGTTGATAATCTTTTAATCTTAACGAAAAAAGAAATTAATGATAGTATTGAACAAGATCTTAATTTAGTATATAAGAAGATTAATACTAAGCAGGATCAATTAAAGGGAGTTGGATATGTAAAAGCTAATGGTACGTCTATATCTTATGATAATAGAACGTTTGTAACAGGAGATTCAAGCGGAACAGCTGATAAAGCTAAGACTCTTTCTGTTGTAGCTATATCTAATTTTGAAACTTTTAATCCAGCAACTTTAAATATGCAGGTGGGAGAAATCAGAATGTTTAAAGCTGCATCTGCTGTTGGTTCACCGTGGGGCTCTGCCTCCTCTTGGGCAGGATTCATAATATTGATACAGAGTGGATATTGGAAGTATGAGGCATTATCTTCTTCATATGGAGATGGAATTGCTATTGGATATTATAGGAGCAATAATGGATTTGATGGGTGGAAATATTTTCCATCATTATCATCTAGTGCTGTATCATGGAAGGGGGGATCTCCATTTGAACTAACAATAAAAAACTTCAATGTAAATGGGGTAAGTGGAGGATTAATAGCACCCAGTTCATGGAATGGTAGTTATCCATTAAATATATGGGCACCTACAAATGCAGGAGCTGAAGGACAGGTCCTTACATCATCAGGAGCTGGATTAACTCCAGTATGGAAAGAGCTTGCTGACATACCTGCTGCAGAGTCAGCGAAAAAATTATCTAATCCACGTCTTATCTGGGGACAATCCTTTGATGGAACTGCAAACGTTGATGGTGCTTTCACCATGAACCTAAAGAGTGGATCACATGCTCTTTCCCTTAATATTCCTTCAGGTGCAAATGTTATCAATGTTAATAGTAGTAATTATACAATAGCCGCGAGTAGTATACATTCTGTTGACGTACGGGGAATATCTTCTACTTTTTCCAGAGGGTGGAGATATCTAGACACTAAGTCACCATCCCCTGGCTTATATGTTTTTGGTGTATATGGAAATGCAGGGACTGTGGATTATTATTTCTACGGAGGAAATTATAGTTCGCCTCTTCTTAAAATTAATAGAGCTACATCATCCCCTAGAGCTGAATTATCTGGAATAATGCAGGCAAGTGGATTTAAAACACCATCGGGAGGTTCTTCTCAGTTTTTAAAAGCTGATGGTAGTGTAGATTCTAATACCTACATAACAAATATTAATCTCACATCCAGGTTAGATGATTATGTTACAACAGAAACCACAATAAATGGGAAGGAGATAGGTAATGGTGTTAATTTGGTACCCTCAGATCTGGGAATACAACAGAAAAATATAAATATAAACGGAAGCTCTAAAACTGTTTATGCTCCTAATACTGAAGCGATAGGAACCATATATGCTCCTACTTCTGCAGGGAATGCTGGACAAGTCCTTAAATCTAATGGGTCTGGCTCACCTGTTTGGGCTAATCTCTTAGAAGTAGAGTATGGAAAAGAATCAACATTCTATTTTATGACTAATAATGGTGGTACATTATATATCCCTGGACATGAGCCAAAACAGTTACCCAATCAGGGTAGTGTTGGCCCTGTTTTATTCTATGATAGAGCACCAGTATTTGTATCTTTCAATTCAAGATCTCAATGTAGAGACTTGAAGCTATCTCTACAACTTGGTAGTAGTGATAATACATTCGTTTTATATCGAATGAGTTACAATAATTTAAGTGGTATGAATAATGGAGTAATGGTCCAATATGATTATACAGCTTCTATGGGTTCCTCTTACCCAACGCTGGCTGGAATAATCTTTTATCCTAGTAATAAATGTATATATTCATTAGAATACAATCCTACATAATAAGTGTAAATAATTATGAAAATAAGAGAAATTATTAATAGTGGTCAAGCCCCCTCTTCTCCACAAGATCTGTGGTTGGACAGAGGCAGTCTTAAATATTTTAGTGGCAGTGGATGGAAAGCTATAAATGCTTTAGGTACCTCACCGCCTGCTGATGATGAAGATAGACAAGAACTTGAAGAAAAGGTTGATAGTTTAGATAAAGAAATGGGTGAAGTAAAACAATCTATTTCTAATATAGAACAATACTTCAGTCCCTCAGTATTTCTCTCTATTGGTGACTCGGATGAAGTTAAAGCTTCAAATTTAGCTGCTTTATCTCCTATTTCTGTAGGAGATCCATTTCAATGTGAAATCAACTACGGTTTTGGAGTAGGTAGAATGTCCTCTAGTGGGGGATTTGCTCATGTAACAACCTCGGAAGGTTACGAAGCTTTCTATGATATATCTACAGATGGAGCAGTAACCAAGAACAGTACGTATGTTAAACCCAATGAGCCATTACAGGTTGTGCTCTCTGTAGAGGATTTAGAATCTGCAGTAGATGATACAACTTCAGCTGCTATACAAAAAGCAGCTCTTATTGTGATTGTTGATGAAGAGGGTAAATCTACAGTTTGCACTAGAATAATGAATGATAGCTCTCCTAATCCATCATTTTTTGTTCCATCATCAGATAATACTCTAATGAGACTTACTTTCAACATTACTAGTAAAACATTTTCATCTAGTGAATACAAGCCTAACATAAACTTAGTCGCTGCTACTGTAGATACATTAGGAGCAGTTAAACAAGCAGATAGAGTAAATGACCTTAGTGTATCAGCAGAATTAGCTGATGTAGTTACTGCATTTAATTCTCTATTATCGAAACTAATTACTGCTGGGATAATGGTTCAGAAACCAACCTAAATAAATAATAAATATATAATAAATAATCTTCTTATATAGTTGTATGAGAGGATTATTTATTATATATTTGCATGTTATATAGCTATGAAAGTATGAAAAAATATATAATAATAGGCTTAGTTATATTGGCAGCTATTTTGGTGGCAAGCATATATATATTATACACTAGTAATAGAAATCTAAAGGAGGAATTAGAGATAGTTTCCTCTAATCAAAAGGCCTTTATAGCTGAAAATTCAGCATTAAAGGATGAAAATATAATGTTTAGATTAACTGTAGAGCAGTTAAAACAATATAATGACTCTATTCTTATTAAGATGAATAATGTAAAGGAGGAGCTTAAGATAAAAGATAAAAACCTTAAACAAATGCAGTACCTTCTTTCTGAGGCTCAGAAGAAAGATACCATTATCTTTAGGGATACTATTTTTAGTAGTCCTTCTTTAAATATTGATACTATTCTGGGAGATCAATGGTATAAGCTAAGCTTAGGACTTAGATACCCTAATACTATCATTGTTAATCCAAGTTTTATTAGTGAGAAATATATTGTAACTAGTTATAGGAAGGAGACTATTAATCCACCCAAGAAATGTTTTATAGGCAGATGGTTTCAAAAAAAGCATAAGATAGTAGAAGTAGAAGTTGTTGAGAGGAGCCCATACATAGAGAATAAAAAACAAAGGTTTGTAGAAATTCTAAAACAACATTAATATGATTGATGTAGGTATCCTAATTACCGGAGGTATTGGTTTAGTCTCAACAGTAGTAAGTGGTTGGGCATCATGGTTCTTTGCTAGAAAGAAATACAATGCTGAAGTAGACTCTAATGAGATAGAAAATTTGAAGAAATCGCTTGAGTTCTATGAGAGTATTGTAAAAGATAATAATAAAAAGCTTCAGTTTTACATTGACTTAGCTGAGAATAATAGGATTGAGGTATATAGATTAAAGGGAGTAATACATAGGCTTCTCAATAATTCATGCCTTGATAATGGATGTATTAAAAGAATGTTTTATACGGAGGAACAGATTAGGGATATTCTAGGTGAAGTTGCTCCACATATAGATGAAGAAGATGCAATTAAAGCTTGAAAGAAAATATTTTAAGAAAGGGTACACGATAGGAAATCTATATATCAACGGAGAGTTCTTCTCTAATACTCTTGAAGATGAGAATAGAGATTTGAATAAAAATGGTAAGTTTGATAATGGAGAATCTAAAGTGAATTCAGAAACATGTATCCCATTTGGAACTTATAAGGTAGTAGTTAGCATATCTCCAAGATTCGGAAGAAAGCTTCCTAGATTATTAAATGTCCCTTCTTTTGAAGGTATATTAATCCACAGAGGAAATGAGGCGAAAGATACTTCTGGGTGCATTCTTGTAGGAGAAAATAGAGAACCAGGTAAAGTACTTAACTCAACTAGATATGAATTAAATTTAGTTAAAATTCTAGAAGCTGCTATTGCTAAAGGAGAAGAAGTTACAATCGAAATTATTTAATTGTTTAATCTTTTAATATTTATGTTATGGCAAAGAAATGTGGAGGTAAGAAAAAAGGCAGAGGTAAAAGAATGTAATTTAGTTAAACCTATTTGATATGGCAAAGAAAGCAAGAGGAAGGAGAAAGCCTAACACTATTGTAGCAGGCTTGTCAAAGAGTAGAAGATATAGTGATGGAGGGAAACTTAAGAAGTAAGTTATATAAAGCTGAAATAGCCTTAATCAAAGCACTGCCTTTTCTATTAGCAGTGCTTTATTTAATAGCTACTGTATTAGATTATTATATGATAAGTAGCACTATAATAAATTACATAGCACTAGGTATATTATATGTATTCATCTATATATCTTCTTATGTATTTAAATTTTGTGAGTATCATAGGATGCCTATTCATTATATAGTATTGATTAATATATTAAGTGTATATGATGCATACATAGGAATACCATTAGATACGTTTAGATTAATGCAGATGTATGCTATAGTAACATGTTTATTCATATTTCTTACTGTATATCTATATGTTAAAAATCATAAGAAACCTACTAGCAAAGATAATTGATGATATAGATGCAGGTAATTCAAATATAACAGAAGATGAGGCAATTAAGTTAATTGGTACTTTAAAAGAACTAACTGATAAAGAGAAGAGATTAAGGAAGTACGCCGCCTGCAGATATCTAAATATAAGTAGAGCAACTTTTAATAATTATGTTAGAGAAGGTAAACTTCCTAGAGGAAAACATGAAATTGGATTTAAAGAGTTAAGTTGATCTAGAAAAGATTTAGATTATTTCATCAAGAAGAATAAGGAAAATCAAAGCTTGCTTAATAATATCTATAATGAAGTTTGCTAAAGTAATAAGGAAGAGAGGAAATCATGGTGACGCAAAGAAAAATTAATATCCCGATCTTTGATTACAAATTAACTATAGTTATATTTGATAAGTGGGAAGAAGTAGAGCATCTATTTGATGGTGGGCCGGAGCCTAGGGCTATAACCAAAACTAGATATGGTGTATCACTTGTAGCAATCAACTCTAAAAAAGGAGACAGTATTATCCATGAGGCTGAACATATTAAGAATGCTATATGGAGCTATATAGGCTATAGTCCTCAAAGAGACAATGATGAAGTAGATGCATATTTAATTGCTTACATCTACAAGAGAATTATAGAAGTATATTCTAAACATGATAAATCATGCTCTTCTTGATAGTGATTTTACATTAGCATTGAGTTATAAATTTATAGATTCCTAAGATGTTATATACTAATATCTTAGGAATTTTTATTTTATATGGTTAGTAATGATTACTAGAGAGATATAAGCAGAATCTAGAAGCTGCTAAGCAAATGAAGCAGCAGATTCAGCCACAGACTACTCAGGCAGTTCCTGTTCAGAAGTTAATATGGGATGACATTGATGCAGAAGTAGAACCAATGACAGAGGAGCAGAAGAGTAGATTATTTCAGGATGATGATTATGTAGAAACTTATACTAAGATTCAAAATATGGTTAATGCTGAAATTCTTAATCTAGTAAAGAGTAGAATTGAAAGTACACAAGAAGGTAAGGAACTATTATCTCATCAGTTAAAAACAGTCAAACGACTTAAGAGTAAGATTATTGATGAAACTAATAGGGAAATGGAGATGTTTAGGAAGTTCAGGGAATTTAGTAAACAGCACCCTGAAGTGACTTATGAAGAATTTATTAAATCAAATATGTAATTATGATGACTGTGTTACAATTGACTGACAGAGTTAAATCCTACGTAAGTGCTCAACTAGATTCAATATGTACCATACTGAAAATGGCCGAAAGTATGTTGGGGAAAAATTTGATATGACTAAAGCCAAAGAGGTGTGTGAAAGGTATAGGGGTATTCTATCACAATCCATAACTCATGCTGATGTATATGTAGCCATTAATTCTCATTATCATGACTATTGTGAATTGTTTAAAGCATGGTTTGGGGATGGAATAGATCAGAAGATAATAGAATCAGCCATTATATTCTGGTTTAAGGATGATGACTACAGAGAAGGCTCTAAATTATGGAACTATTTCAAAGAAAATTAACAAGATGGGGTAGAATAATAAATATTCTACCCCTATTTTATAATATTAAATACTAGTTTTCCTTATACTATTATAAATATTTTTCTTATTAAGTTGTCACCCTTAAAATTTGTATATATCTTTGTATTGTGTTTAATAACTAAATAATGGGAGAAATATGGAGGAAGAACTTAGTTTAGATAACATTCTGGAGACAGAGGATATAGAGAATCTGTTTTCAGAACAAGAAACACAGGAGATCACAAATAGTGAATCTTCTGAAGAAGATAAAGAAACTACTGAGACTGTTAGTGTAGATAATTTATTTACTGATGAGTCAGAGAGCGTAGGTAGTGAAGAGAATAATGCAAGGGATAAGGAAGATACCGGCTTATCTAATGATAAAGGTGCTTCTCCTACAAACAACTTCTACTCTTCCATTGCCAAAGCTCTTAGAGAAGAAGGTATCTTCCAAAACCTTGATGATGAAGTTAATATCTCTAGTGCTGAGGATTTTGCCAAAGCTATGAGAGATGAAATCACTGCTCAATTTGATGAGAGGCAGAAAAGAATTGATGAGGCTCTGAATGCTGGTGTAGAACCACTGGAGATTAAGAGATATGAGAATACTCTTGGTTATCTTAACTCTCTTCAAGATAGTCATCTAGCTGATGAAAGTGAAAAAGGAGAGAAGCTAAGAGAGCAACTTATATATCAAGACTTTATTAACAGAGGATATAGTAAAGAGCGTGCTCTAAGAGAGGTGAAAAAGTCCTTTAATTCCGGTACTGATATTGAAGATGCTAAAGAAGCACTTATCAGTAATAAGGAGTTCTTCCAGAATGAGTATGATAGCTTGATTCAAGAGGCTCAGGAAGAGGAAAAAAGAGAAATACAGAGAAGAAAAGAGCAGGCAGAACAGCTTAAAAAGTCTATTCTAGAGGATGATAAGGTATTTGGAGAGATACAAGTAGATAAAGCCACTAGAAAAAAAGTGTTTGATGTAATTAGTAAACCTATCTATAAGGATCCTGATACAGGAGAATTGTTCACTGCTATCCAAAAATATGAAATGGATAATAGAACTGAGTTCCTTAAGAACCTTGGTCTGATTTTTACTCTCACAGATGGATTTAAGAATCTAGACAATCTAGTAAAAAACAAAGTAAGGAAAGAAGTTAAGAAAGGACTTAAAGAATTGGAACATACCTTAAATAATACAGCTAGAACGTCTGATGGAAACCTCAGATTTGTAAGTGGAATAGATGAAGATCCGGAATCCTTTATAGGAAAAGGATGGGAAATAGATATTTAAATAACTATATAATATGCCCAGAATTAAAAGAGTAATATTATGGGAGGGCAATCCAAATGACCATCCCAATAGGAAGGTAAAATCTAATGTGGTGTTTTCTAACACTAATAATTTAGGTTCTAAATTAATGAAGTGTTATGAAAACGCACAGAATCCCTCTCTTCCCTATAATGTACCAATTCCACCCAAAAGCCATAGGGTTGTCGTTATAAAACATATTAGCAAAGTAGAGGAGGTATCAGGTATATACGTCTGGGAATCTATAATGACTGCATTTGCTGGAGAATCAGCGCTCTATCCAACAATTAAAGGATGGGCTCAATTAGGTGGATATGCTTATCCTGGAGTTTATTTATTTTATAATAATGGTGATACTGAAGTTGAGGCAAAGATAATTCCAGCATCCAATGATATTGACCTATCAAGTCTTCCTACTATTACATCTGGTATATATATATTACCACTAAATATGGATCTAATATTTGGTTCTTTAACAAACACTAGAATGAAGTGGAATGATGATAATAGTGGATGTGTATTGAGTTATAGTAGTATGATACAAGTAGGTGTTATCTTGCGGGAATCTTCCGATACTCAAGGAAAGTATATTACTGACAAATTCTCTATTGATAATGTAAGAGATATTTTGGAGACAGGAGAAGATGCTCTAGTACTCTTTTGTAATGTAGGTATTGCAGATACAACTATATTATCTGCAGATTTTTCTACAAATTATGTAAGCAAAACTTATGAAGAATTAGGTATAGATGATTTATATGAAGAATGGAAAAAACAGAACAATTAAACTTATATATTTAACTTATAATTAAAGTATTTTATGGCTGGAAAATTAGGGAAATTTCAGATGGTAGGCTTCCAGCACTGGAAGGGCCTTACCAAAGCCAATCACCTAGGTTCAATCTTTCAGTTAGCACCTCAGAAAGCTACGAACTTAATGGTTCAACTTCTTGCCTATTACAGGGGTAAGACATTGGATACATTCTTAAATCAGTTTCCCGTTAATACCTTAGCGGCATAATAGAAGTGATTCTTTTATGAAAAGGTCTTAAATTGCTGGAAATTCCTTAGAGGATTTCTTGCCCAATCACAACATTTCATTTCAGTTAAGATAGAAAACTATGAATGAAGAGAAGTTCTTTAAAATCAATGGCTATGAAGATTATCTGATAAGTAAATCAGGTAAAATCTATTCTACTCTTACAGAATCATATTTGAAATATGACAATTCTACAAGGTATTCAAAAGTAAGACTTATGGATAGAAGACTTGGAAAATTTATTAATTTATTAGTGCATAGACTTGTTGCTATACAGTTTATACCAAATCCAAGAAATCTTCCTGAAGTAAATCATAAAGATGGGAACAGACACAATAATAGTGTATATAATCTTGAATGGTGTACTACTGAATATAATAGAAGACATGCTAAAGAAAATGGACTGTATAAAGTAGAAGAAGATAATCCAAGAGCTAAACTTACAAAAGAGCAGGTTATAAATATATATAAGGAATATGAGACTAATAAAAATAAGTCTGATATTGCAGGGAAATATAATGTTTCAGATGCTCTTATTGGAGAAATAGTCAGAGGAGTAAGATGGAGTAGTACTTATAAAGAGTACTATGGAATAGAATCTTCTTATAAAAAGCCAAAGAGAAAAAGAATAAATTCCGAAGTACTTAAATCTATTGTATTACTTCATAAACAAGGATTTAATACAGTAGAGATACAAGAAAAGACAGGAGTTGCTAATTCTTATATAGGAAAACTTCTAAATGAAAAAAGTATTTCAGACAAGATGTTGAAAAAGATTAGGGAAATAAAGAAATCATTGGACAATCAGCAGCCAAGCTCCACTATCTTTGGAGAAGGTTCAACGACTAAAGAGGACCCATCTAATAATAGATGATGATATAGTCTGAACTCTATAGAGATATAGAGAGTTGCTAATCCTATAAATATTAGCAGAATAACACATTGTAGGGAGTTTGAGGATGACTCTGAATATTACTGGGAAGTGATTGGTTCCTCACGAAGGAATATACCTCTTGTGGAGGCAAGAGATGAAAATGGTACTCCTATAACCGCGGAAAGTCCTAATGTAGGAGTAGGTACTACTCCTTTTTATCTTGTATTTCCTGAAGATTGGTTTGCTGATGGTGAAGTAATCGTAGGGCACTTAAATCAAGTTTATCCCTTTAGGATTCTTGGAGATGCTAGATTTGAGGGAAGTAATGCGGTGTATAAGGTTGAACTTATGGGGAGCAATAATGCAGGATGCCCTGCAGAACGGCTGTTAGCAGGTGAAAGATTCTCTGTAGATTTTGCTCCGGTAGAGAGTGAGCTATCCCGTAAGGTTGGTGATAGACTATCTTATGTCACCATGCAGTTAATAGCTGCATAATAAATTGGGCAAAATCGGTGGTAAAATACCGAGCTAACTTATAGCTAACATACTATAAGTAGTGTAGAGAGTAGAACATGAGGATAAGATAATTATCAATGAAAGGAATTATATATAAAATAACCAATAAGGTTAATGGAAAGTCTTATATAGGACAAACACGATACACTTTAGAATTCAGATGGAGACAGCATCAGCATAAGAAAGATGATACTTACTTTCATAATGCTATTCACAAGTATGGTGTAGATAATTTTAGTATTGAGATTCTTGAAGAATGTGACATAGCGGACCTAAATAGTAGGGAAATCTTCTATATAGCTAAATATGATTCATTCAAAAATGGATATAATTTGACTATAGGAGGAGATGGGAATAGAAGACTTCTGTTAGATAGCAGTTATGATGAGATCAAGGAGCTTTATTTATCAGGATTCAGCAGTAATAAAATAGCTACTTTATATAAAGTAGATAAGGCAACTATAGTAAAGATATTAAAGTCACTTGATGTGAAAATAAGAAGTAATAAGCTTAACATTAATTATCAAGAACTTCTTGAATTAATCCAAGACTATCAGTCAGGATATTCTTTAAGAGAGCTATCGAAAAGATATGACTGCTCTCCAACAGGATTGAAAGAATACCTAGTTAAAAAAGGAGTAGATTTAAGAAATAAATATAATATCTTGGAAGATAAAGAATCTCAGGAAAGTATGATAAATGAGTATCTAGATAATACCTTAAAATTAAAGGAAATATTATCTAATTACCACTGCAGTTATAATACTTTTACCAAAATCCTTTCATTGCATGGTATAGACAAGAAGGGGAAAGGAACTCACTTTAAACTCAGTGAGTCCAAATGCTTGGAAGCTATCAAGCTTTTTAATGAAGGTAAAACCATAAAATATATAGCTGAAAAGTTTGGTGTAAACAAGAGCACTATATATTCCTTATTTAAAAGATATCATGTTAATTATCTGACAGTATAATTGTTCCAAGAGTGTCCACCCCCTAAAGACCATGTAGGGCACAGGGGGAAGATGTACTCCAAAATGCTATAGAAATATAGTTTAGCAGATAAAGAGCTGCTAATGCAAAATTTAGGTAAGATTTACTAGCCCCATAGCTATGAGAAATGAATGGACTACTATTAGGATTCAACACAAAGTTCCTGGCTCTATGCTAAACAAAAAGGTAGCTGTTGGTATTCCTATCACTAAGGCTACAGAGGGAGGCAAGCTTGTTAAGAGTACAACTGATATGTGGATGCATAATGTTGATTATGAAGTAGAGTGTCAGTTCTCGGAATACAAGAATAATGCTCTTGCATTCGGTACTTCTAATAGGAATTCCAATGGGGAGTATATGAATTTCGGTAAATCTGGTAATGTGATAAATCTTTGTCACCTTGTAGTGTAAATTACAAGTAAAATTGGGCAAAAACGGTGAAACTATTATATAATACAACACCGTGCTAACCTATAATTAACAGTTATAGGTAGTGTAGAGAGTAGAGTGTGAAAATGATACTTTATTAATATGAAAGGATTCATATATAAGATTACCAATCGGGTAAATGGAAAAGTTTATATAGGGCAAACACATTTTACTATAGAACATAGATGGAAACAACATCAGAAAAATTTCAATATAGAACATAGGAAGCAGCCTTTATACTGCGCTTTTGCTAAATATGGTATTGAAAATTTTGATGTTGACAAGATCGAAGAGATAGAATGTGATAAATTAGATGAGAGAGAAATATATTGGATAGCATATTATGACTCTTTCAAGAATGGATATAATGCTACTTTAGGCGGCGATGGAAAAATATATACTTGGACTGATAATCAATACGAGGAGATCAGATCTTTATATTTAAGTGGCTTTACTACTAAAAAGATAGCAGAATTATTCAATGTATCAGCCTACACTATAACAGGAATACTCAAAAGTATGAATGTAAAGTTAAGAAGAAATCCTATGGATATGAATAATTACGAGGCTCAGGAACTTATCTCTAATTATAAAACAGGATTTACTTTGACTACATTAGCTAAAAAGTATAACACAGATAGGGAAACTGTAAAAAGATTCCTCCTATCAAAGGGTGTTGATTTAAGAGAACATTCTTTAATCCTAAAGAATGTTGAACTTCAAGAATTTCTTATAGAAGATTTTTTAGCAGGGATGGGATATAAGGATCTTGAGGAAAAATATAAGGCAGATACAAGAACTATAAAGAGAATCCTAGTAATAAATGGAATCAATATAAAAGCTTATAGAGGATTAAGACAAACTGTGAAGGGGGCTTTTTGCCTAACTGATGAACAATGCCTTAATGTTATAAAAGATTACAATGATCATATGCTGTTAAAAGATATAGCACGTAAATATAAAATAAATATAAGTACTTTATATAAGCTTTTAGAAAGATATCATGTTAAAGGTAATAGATATAATCACTCCAAGAGTGTCCAAGTCCTCAATAAGGACTAAGATGTACTCCACTAAGCCTCTAGAAGAGGTCATAAGATAAAGAGCTTATGTTAAATTAGATGAAAGACAGGGGCAGGTTTAAAGGCTCAGATAGGCCTGCTGGCAGCATAGCTGTGAATAAATAATAAATTAACAAGACTAAATCGGTAAAAGTCCTAAGTTTGAAGGATAATACCGAGCTAACTATAGGAATTAAAGAGCTTATAGTAGTGTAGAGACTAGAGATTGAACCTCTTTATATTATGACTAGATATGGTAGAATCTATATAATCAAAAATACAGTAAATGATAAAGTATATGTGGGCCAGACTAAGGTTAGCTTGAAACTTAGATTTCAAAATCATTTATCTGCTGCTAGAAATGGCAAAGATTATATAATCGGAAAGGCAATAAGAAAGTATGGAGAAGATAAGTTTTATATAGAACTTCTGGAAGAATGTACTGTAGAAGAACTTAATGAAAGAGAGAAATACTGGATTGCATTCTTTAATTCTACAGATAATAGATCTGGTTATAATATCTCTACTGGTGGTAATGTTATTAGAACCACTAAAGAATTAGACAAAGATATAGTAATTGAGTTGTTTAATTCTGGTATTCCTGCATTTAAGATTGCAAAAATATTACATACAGGAGTCCCTAATGTTACTAATCTATTGAAATCCTTAAATATAAGATATGGTGTAGATCTTCAGAAAGTAGATGCTGTTGAAGAAGCTATGATAATAGATTTATATCTTGATGGATATAGTACAGTAGAGATAGGTAATAAGTTTAATAGAAATAAGAGTACCATAAGAAGAATACTTCTCAGAAATAATATTAATCTTAGAACCTTTAAAGAGACTAAAAATTTGGGAAGAAATCTCCCAACATTATAGAGATATAATGCTCCACGAGAGTTTTGCATGTAGAGTGGTGACCTACATGAATATATAGTCCGAACTTCATAGTAATATGAAGAAATAGTAGATAAAGAACTACTATGATAACATAATGTATTTGAGCAAATGGAGGTAGCTAATACTATGTATTATAATACCTTCTCTCTTAAACTTCTTGAAGATGCTCTTTATGAGCTGTCTGCATCCAAACTAGATTTTGGTGATAGATATTTCTTAATTAAAACTGGTGAAAGAGGTGCAATACAGTTCCATAAAGCTGTATTAAATGTAGTATCCGGTTGGACTCAGTTTGTACTGGATAATAGTTCCACTGGGGTTATAGAGAAAACACAATCAAGACTTCACTCTAATGCACTATCAGCAGGTTTTCAATTCGTGGAATATAAAGCACCTAATGGTGTTAGAGTAAAAATTGATGTAGATCCGTTAAGTAAGGCGGCTTAATAGAGTAATCTATTAAGAAAATCGAGCAAAAACGGTAAACTCCTTCTAAGTATTATTCTAATAATAGATGTTATGGCAGAACAATACAAAAAAATTAAAGGATACAGTCATTACAGAATTTATAAAAATGGTAGAATTTATAGTGAGTTTATAAACAGATATATAACTCCTACTGAAGACTCTAGCCATTATTTACAAAATACTCTTGTGGATGACAATGGGAATAGAAAAACAATAAAGACTCATAGACTTGTAGCTATAGCTTTTCTACCCAATCCTGAGAACCTTCCTGATGTAAATCATAAGGATTTCAATAGAAGAAATAATAATGTAGAAAACCTTGAATGGTGTACAGAAAAATATAATACTCAATATACATCTAAGTATAATTTAGACATTAATAAAGAGTCTTATATGAAATTATCTCCTCTTACTGAGGAGCATGTGTTACTTATTCCTACATTATTAAATTATGGATTCAGTGTTAAACTTATAAGTAGACTTTATAGAGTTGGCCATATAACTATCAGAAATATAGTTTCAGGTAAAACTTGGAGATGGCTAAAACTTAATTTTAATAGAGATACTTTTATAAGAGAGACTATAGAAATCCCTGCAAATCTATATGATATATTATTGCAGGTAGGAGTGGACAATACCGTGCTAAACTCTAGAGTTAAAGTACTAGAGTCAGTGTAACGCATAGTGAGTGAACCTATTTATAGAATATAATCTCACCAAGAGTGTTCGATATCCTTTTTAAGGATAATAATGTATGCTGACCTTATACAATGATAAAGTATAAGAAATACAGATAAAAAACTGTATGATAACAAAGTGATTATGATGATCCCGTAAGGAACAAGATTTTACACCCTCTAGGTGGTGTAGCAATGTCCTATAGATATGACATAATGTATATAGGCACAATGGATCAGCCTAACATATTCAAATGTGCTATTAAGGGACAGAATGAATACAGAGGGTACCAATGGGGGTTAACTGCTTGAATATCAAGCTTTGCACATTTTCTCAGCTCCCTGTTCCGCCCTTAAAAATAAAGGAACAGAAAACAGAGTTAATTGCTGGAAACTCTAAAATTTAATCGCTCTTAAACATTTTAATATGAAGAGTTTAACAGAAGAATGGAAGTTGATTCCAGGTACTGAAGGATATTATATATCAAACTTCGGCAGAATGAAAATTGAGAAATCTGCTAAATATCCAAATGGTAGAATAAGAGAAGTAGATGACTATTGCATTGACAAGGATGGATATTATAGAGCAACTTACAAAACTATTGACGGAAAGAACTGTTTTGAGCCAGTTCATAGAATAGTTGCTAAAGTATTTATTCCAAATAATGATACTAAAAAGTATCAGGTCAATCATATAGATAATAACAGACTGAATAATAGAATAGATAATCTTGAATGGGTAACTCCTAGAGAGAATGTATATCATTCTTTTAGATATGGAAATAGAAGTAAGTGTCTTAATGTTCCAAAGTATTCAAGATTAACATCCTATCAGATTTCTCAAATTTCAAATTTAAGGCAATATTATTCACTTAAAAAGATAGCAGATTTATATAATGTCTCCTATACTACAATGAAGAATGTTGTCATTAAATTAAAAAGGTTAAATCATGACAATCAGCAGCCAAGCATTTATTATGGTGACTACCATATAAATGAAGGTTCAACGACTATCCCTGATGGGAGTACATCACAAGCTAATGGTGATGGAAATGCTCTGCCTGAGTAATATACTCAGTGAAGATATAGTCTAATCTCTATGGAAACATAGAGGGGTGAATATCCCAGTAAACTGGTTGCGCGGTTTGCTAAATACTAAAATGTGAGAAATCCGTTTACAGGTCAGATAGGAAATCCCTATATGAGTTTTGACGAAGATTCTGCAGTCATACATAGAATGGCTACATTAGGTATCTGTGTTCTTGATCCTACAAGAACTATGTCTATTATTCCGGCTATTGTACAGGGCTGAGAATAATCAGATTGAAGAGAATTATGGGGGAGTAAATTCTCCCCCAAGTTCTCTTTATATAACTATTATTAAAATAATAAGGAGAAGATATGTCTAGAACAAAGATGGAAGAGAAAGTAAATTATGAGGCACTTGATTTTGAGGTAGATAATGATACTACCTCTGAGCTACCTCTTCAGGAGATTAAAATTCCTGAGCCTACAGAAGTACATGAAAATGTGAAGGAAGCCTCTAAAAAAGAAATAGATAATGATACTCCTCTTATAAATTGTCTAAGAAATGAGAGAGTTATAATAAGGCATATTCCCAAAGAGGGAGGTATGATAACCAACCCTAAACATATACTCTTTGGAGGAATGGCTGAAAATGCTGTAAGAATCTTTACAGTTCCAAGATTATCCTCTGGAATGTTTGTTAATGTCCTTACAGACAAAGAAAAGGCTTACCTTGAAGAGGCAATGGGACTTGAATATAATGCTCTCAGTGTTTATAAGAAGGTAAATAATTTCTGGGATGATAGTAATGATAGTGGTATCTCAAAAGTTAGATTAACTAAACTAGATAATTATCTTAATCTAGCAGATCCTGAAGATTACATCAGATATAAGATATTACTAGCAAACAAAGATTATATAGCTCCATCCCTAGAAGCACTTCAAGATTCTCCTAAGGCTACCTATCAGTTCGTAATTATCTCAGAGGGGGATGAAACTAGGATGGCTAAAGATAATATGAGCTCAACTATGAAGTGTTATAAAGAGTATGGTAAAATAGAGAATGATGTTGATACATTGAGAGTATTAATAGAAGCTATAGATGGTAGGCCTACCTCTCCTGGATCTCAGCTGGAATTTTTACAGACTAAGGCAAATAATCTTATACAGGCTGATAGTAAATTATTTCTTAAAACCATAACAGATCCATTGCTTAAAACTAAGGTACTCATAAAGAAAAGTATAGAAGCAGGACTTATCTCAAACAGAGGCAACTTCCTATATCTTAGAAGTGATAATACACCACTGTGCGAATTAAATGAGGAACCTACTCTTAATATAGCTGCAAAGTATCTTAATTCCCCTAAACATCAAGATATTAAATTTACTTTGGAAGCTAAAACAAAATAATATGACTACTCAAGAATTCTCTAGTGAATTTGATATATTATATAATAATATCATGAGTAATGCTGCTCCTGGACTTGATGAGTATGAAAAGTCAGTTTTTTTAACTAAAGCTCAGGAGGAGATTTTAAAGAATTACTTTAACCCAAAAGGTAATAAATATCAGGAGGGGTTTGATGATAATGAGAAGAGACAGATAGATTTCTCTAGTCTTGTCACAGTAATAACTATCCCATCGTATTCTAATTCTCAGCATATTAAAATAGATGATAGAAGTTTACTGTTTCTTAGGCCAAATGATATGTTGTTTGCATTAAATGAGGTTTGTGAAATTACGGAGAATAATATTAATAGATTAGTCAATGTAGTACCTATAAGCTTTATAGAATATTCTAGACTTATCTCTAAGCCCTATAAACGGCCCCTCAAGAATCAGTGCTGGAGATTAATATCTTCTAGTTCTGAAAAAGATAGAGTATTTGAGCTCATACTTCCTTTTGGAAGTATTGTACCTGGTAGCTATAGGATAAGATATATAAGCAGACCTGCTCCAATTATATTAGTAGACTTATCTACAGAATATCCAGGATTAAGTATTAATGGCATAACCTCTGTGACAGAGTGTGAGTTGGACCCTTCAATTCATTATGAGATTCTGCAAAGGGCTGTAGAATTGGCTAAATCTACATATACAGGGGATTTAAGAACTATGGTTGAACTAGGACAAAGAAGTGAGTAATGACAACTGAAGAATTTTCCAATGAATTTGATACATTATTAAATAGTTATGCTCTATCTCCCAATAAGTATGGGATGGAGAGCAGTCCTCTAACCATAGAGTTGGATGAATATGAGAAGTCAGTGTTTTTAACTAAAGCTCAAGAAGATATTGTTATCAGTTTGTATAATGGGAAAAATCCTACTGGGGATTCTTTTGAGAAAACTGAAGAAATTAGAAGATATCTGAGTGATTTAGTTAAAACTTATACGACTACTAAAGACACATCTAGCACTAATACTGGAATAAACAGTGACTCTATATTCTTCTCTCTTCCTGATGATCTATGGTTTATTACCTATGAGTCTGTTAGATTTAGTGGTGAAGGATGTCTGAATGGAGAAGAGGTCCCAGTGATCCCAACTACCCAGGATGATATAACCAGATCTATTAGGGATCCATTTAGGAGACCTAATAATAAAAGAGCACTAAGGTTAGATCTAGGGAATAATAAGGTAGAAATAATTACTAGTTTAGGTGATAGTATAGATAGGTACCTTGTTAGATATGTTACTAAACCTGATCCAATCATATTAGTAAACTTACCTGATGCACTATCTATTAATGGTGTGAAAGCAAGAACGGAGTGTAAACTGAATCCTGCTATTCATAGATCAATACTCGAAAGAGCCGTACAGCTGGCCTTATTAAGTAGAACTACTAATATAACTAAACAATAGAAACACGATTGTATAATTTAATCTTAAATTTAAAATGGCAACATTTTCTACAAATCAAGTTAGGCAACTTTATGTAGCCACTGCATTAAAATCTTCAAATGTAATAGCATCTGATACAGCAGGCTCTATTGCTGTAAAGTCAGACACAGCTAAATCTCATCTATATTTTGAATATATGGGTGCAGGAGGCATGACAAGAAGTGATTTAATTGATATTAAAAATATCTTGTATGCTAAGGCAACAGATGCAGATGATCTGGCTTATGATCTAGCAAAATATAAACTAACTCTTGATGCCACTGTAAATGGTGGGGAACCTGTGGTAGCACAAGATTATATTCTTAGAATAGCTTTCAGAAATTATCCTGGACTTTCAGAAGAGGATCAGTACTTTAAGTATGGTATGGTACATACTGTTACTGGAATGACTGCTTCAGATTTTTATAAAACGCTGGCATTATCTCTCGTAAAGAACTTTAGTAGAGAAGAGCAGGGACTTCTAAAATTCTACCTGGAAACAGGAGGAAGTGATGCGGGGGTAGTAGCCGGGACTCCGACTGAAGTTACAAAGGATACTAAGGAAAGCTCTCTTACAGGTACCTACACTGGTATTATAATTGAAGAGGCTCCTCAAGATTGGATTCTTGGTGTAATGGAGCAAGCTCCTGTAAACTTTACTATCCAACCTGACCTTATTATAGACAATGGTGATGAAAGAATCTGGGGAGTAGTAAAGAAAGTAACATCTACCAATAGCATACCTGATGGGCATAAAATAGCAGATCTAGAATATTTCTGCATGGGAGAAAGGGGAGATGTTTATAGAATGGTAGGGTTTCCCTATGTAATTCGTACTAAATATCTTGTAGATCCTGATATTAAATATAATGTAATTGACATCCACTACGCTTATGTAGGCCCTAATGAATCAGTACAGAAGTCTGAGAAGGATATTACTATTGTAGTTCCTAAAATTGGAGCTAATAATCGAGCAAGTAATGCTCTTGCAAATAGTATTATCTCAGCTATCAATACGGCTACAGGCTTAACAATTAAGACACTTGATGTCTCTGCAGGTTAGATAGTATAATAAGGGAGACTATAGAGTCTCCCTTTAATTTTATAATACCATGATACAGTTTAACGAATTAAGAATAAATCCTCAGGGGACCCAACTCATAATTGATGTATCTGTGATAGATTCTATATATTATCAAAATGTTTATTTGGATACTATCTCTATAGATACTCAAGATACCTTTACTGAAAGTGGTCCCAGCACAAGTACTGTTTATAAAACTACTATAAGTGGTAATAGTAAATCTACTAGGTTAGAGCTGGGAATAAGTGAAATCTTACCATCTCTTCTCGATAATATGTTTTTTGTATGGGTTAAAACCAAAGGAACTCCATCTTCTTCTACACCTTGTGGCGAAGACAATACTTTAACATTAGGGGTAGTAATTGCTTTATACCCACTATATCAGCAATCTTTAAACTATATTAAAGAGGTAGAAAATGAATGTATTATTCCTAAAAAATTTATTAACTTTATACTACAACTTAAAGCCTTTCAGCTCTCAGTAAGAACTGGTCATTATCCTCAAGCTATCAAGTATTGGGAGAGATTCTTTAAGGATATTAGAAAGGATGCTGTAGTTGATAAATGTGGCTGTTATGGAGGACTTAGTTAATACTTCTCTAGATAGATACTTTAATACTCTTTCAAAGTTTGGATATAAAAGCTACTCTGAAGTTGGAAAATTAATTATTCTTATCTTCATAGAAGAGCTTTTAAGGAGTGATTGTAAATCTTTTATTACTGATGAGGAGTACATGATAATTCATAAAGCCTTATATTGTCTATATGGTTCTACGTGTCTTATTCCTTATCCAGAGTATGTGGCAACTACTTCAATTACCTGTAATGGGAAAACAATATAACAATTGATTTAATAGTTCTAATATGAAAATAATAAGACCCTTGCTACTTAGATATATTTTACCTATCTTTGTAGCAGGGGTTTAATATATAATTATATATAAGGTATGAGCAAATATAGAGAACTAGTATATATGGTATTAGATGAACTAAAATTATCATCAGATGATTCTTATTTCACTGAAGACCATATAATATTCTTACTTGGTAAATACAGAACACTTCTGCTTAAGCAAAGATACTCTGATATTAAGAAACCAATACCTGAGAGTAACTATCAGACTATATGTCTTAATCTTGTTAGAGTTCCTGCTATATCAGGAGAGCCATGTGAGGGAGGAATGTATCTTAGAAGTGATAAAAAAATTCCATTTGTGATGAAGATAGGCAATCCAAGAGTATATCCAATAGATTACTACCAAGGAGAAATAACTTATGTAAGTAGAGATAGAATGAGATATGTAGGACACAATAAGTTTTTACAGAATATAATATATTGTTCACTAGGGCCTGATAACTACTTATACTTCAAATCTAACAATCCTCAATATTTATATCTAGAAGAAGTGAGATTTACAGGTATTTTTGAAGATCCTATGCTTCCTCATGATTTGTTATGTTCAGGTGATGCAGAATCAATATGTGATCCAATTGACAATGAATTTCCACTGGAAGACGCATTAATACCTCCTCTAATAGAGTTGGTAGTGAAAGAGCTTACTAATCCTATTTACAGACCCAAAGATGAAAATAATAATTCTAAAGATGACTTATCAAACGTTTTAGTAAGTAAGCAGTGATATGGAAGAAGTTCAATATAATCAAAAGGAGGAAGAAAATTTCCAAGAATTCTCTAATAATATCAGGAAAGTAAGAGGACCTAGAAAACATAAGATAAAGGGTTCCTATGGTATCTATGATGGCTTTAAATATTATAGAAAAATAAAGCCAAAGAACTCTGAATATGTACTAACAGAGTCTCAATATTTTCATATTACTAGAAGGATAAATAGGATACTGGGAGATAAACTCCTGGAAGGAGAGGATATCACATTTCCGTATAGGCTAGGAAGGTTAGAGATAAGAAAGGAAGAAGCTAAAATAGTTATAAAGGATGAAAAAATCAAGACTAATTTACCCATTGATTGGAACAGGACTCTCAAGCTCTGGTATGAAGACCAGGAATCCTATAAAAATAAAACACTCATTAAAGCAGAGGAGAAAGAAGTATATAGAGTCTACTATAATAGGTATGTAGCAGAATATACTAATAAAACATTCTATCAATTTAATGTTAATAGAGACTTAAAAAGAAGGTTAAAGGAGAGTATAAAGGAAAGAAAATTGCCTGATGCTTTTAATTTAAAAGGGCATAGCGCCTATCTTAATATTTAATATATACTACTATGGCAGAATCTTATGTTAATATCAGATATATTTTGGACAGGATAATGCAGCATCCATTAATGCAGGATGTTACACTAGAGCAGGCAGTTGCATTTACTGTAGATTTTATGAGAATAGTAGGAACTCCAAATATGTTTGTAGAAAAAACTGAAATACTTGATATAGAAAATTATAGAGCTTTACTACCATGTGATTATAGCCAGATGATTCAAGTTAGAAAATTAAATGGACCAACCTTTAGATACTCTTCAGACTCATTCCATATGAGTGAATGCAGGGCATCCAAAGAAGAGTTTACAGATCTAACTTATAAGATTCAGGGAAATATCATATACACTTCTATTAAAGAAGGTGAGATTGAAGTGGCTTATTTAGCCATTGCTACAGATTCAGAAGGCTACCCATTACTTCCAGATAATAGCAGTTATACTAGAGCTCTAGAGTTATATATAAAAAAACAGTGGTTTACTATACTTTTTGATCTAGGAAAGATAGGTCCGGCAGTATTACAGAATACACAACAGGAGTATGCTTGGGCGGTAGGAGATTGTCAGTCTGAATTTAATAGATTATCTATAGATAAGGCTGAATCATTCTTTAATTCTTGGAGAACTCTTATACTGAGAGATTCAGAACATAGAACCGGATTTAGAAATAATGGCACTAAGGAAGTATTAAAACTACAGTAAACTATGCTAAAATCAATATCTTTTAGAATAAAAGGAATGCAGAGAGACTTAAGTGCTTCTGCTTTCAGTCCAGAATACGCCTATGAAAATAGAAATATCAGGATAATGCCTACTGATGAGAGCACTCTATTCAGTATGGTAAATGAAAAAGGAAATTTGACAACTGACATAGAGAATATCGGCCATACTCTATCAGGTACTCCTATTGGCCAAGCTCAGATTGATGATAATTGGGTAATATTTACCACTTCCAAGTCTTTAGGTTCTGATGATAGGATTTATAAACTCTGGTTTAATGAAGATTCTAAACTGGAAGGAAAATTATTGTATCTAGGGAGTCTAGGATTTAGTACCGATCACCCTATTGAAACCTTGTCTTTTTACGAAAATTCTGAGATAAAGAAGATATATTGGGTTGATGGCTTAAATCAACCAAGAGTTATTAATATAATGGCTGCTGATGAAATAATCCAAAAGTGGACTGATACTTCATTCGATTTTGTTCAGAAGTTGCAACTTCAGGAGGTCATTAATATTAGTAGAGATATTGTAACTAATGGAAACTTTAGTCCAGGGGTGATACAATATGCTTTTACCTATGTAAACAGTTATGCACAGGAAAGCAACATATTCTATACTTCTCCTCTATATTATATATCTTATAACAGTAGAGGAGCAAATCCTGAAGACAAGATAGGGAATAGCTTTAATATAGCTATAGATAAAGTTGATAAGAATTTTGAGTATGTCAGAGTATATTCTATACATAGAACATCTATAGATGCCACCCCAACTACAAAAAGAGTAGTAGACTTAGCAATCAGTATTCCTGGTAGATATAGCCTACCTTATGTAGCTGACATATATAACACAGAAGATATACGAGCTTTGAGTGTTTCATCAGGATCATATGTATCCTTGACACTTATACCGAATGAAAGTACAGATCCTGTTCATAAATGGGTGCTTAATTCATCTCAGTATAGTCAAGTCTCTTTACCTGGAGGGAATATAGTATATATAGAGGAGGGGAAAACTCTAGAAATCATAGTGTCTAATCCAGGTATTAAGGGAGATACACGCATACATTATCAGAATCATATATTAGGTGATCCATCAACTTATATACAAGTTGATGACTATTCTAAGAGTTATGTATCCTACACAGACACTGGAGAATCTGGAGATATAATAGATCCTACAGAGCTCCTATATGTAGGAGGAGAAGATATTACAGTAGGTACTATAGCTCAGAAAGATAATACGTTATTCCTTGGAGATATAGTACTAAACCGTAGATTAATAAGCTCCACAGTTAAAGATTATTGTAAGTCTTTGACTCCTACGTTTGGAGTAATAGGCCATGCAATAGAATCTCCTGAACCTACTGGATATTATCCATATTATAACTCTTTAAAACAATCGTCTGCAGATATTAAAACATTTAAGTATCTGGAAACATATAGATTAGGACTTCAGTTTCAACATTATACTGGAAAATGGTCAGAGCCTGTATGGGTAAAGGATGTAAGGAATACTGTTCATATAGATTCTAACTACTCAAGTAAAGAAACAGTTAATTTAATTCGATGTGATGTTTTATTTAAAAATAGAACAATTATTAAGGAGCTATTATCTCAAGGATATATTAGAGTAAGACCACTAATAGTATTCCCATCATTATATGATAGAGAGTGTATTTGTCAGGGAATATTATGCCCTACTGTTTATAATGTCCAGGATAGATATAATAATGCTCCATTTTCCCAATCCTCTTGGTTCGTCCGAGCTAATGCCCCTTTTGATGAACGTAAGGCATTCCGTTATAAACAGGTTGGTGAGAATTATAGCGCCGATACTAATGGCAGGGATACAGGTAATTTGGTGAATTTTATTAATTCCAGAGCTGGGATTATGTATAATGGTAAAGGGGAACTGCATTCTGCTACAGATTATGATCGCACAGTGACTATAGATACAACTAACAGAGGAGCATGGGCAGAGTTCAGGCATAATTATCCTATTCCATCAAATGATGACAGAAAGGCGGAAATACAGTGTATTTATGATCCTCCTATTAATCCTTATATATCAATAGAGTCTAATAATATCAAAACATCAGAGTGGGTATCAAAAAATAAAGAGAACTTTTATGTAGATCAGTCTATCTTAACTTTCCACTCTCCTGATATTGAATTTGATATGAATGTTAGAAGTATAGATAGTTCTAGCTTAAAACTCAGAATAGTAGGGTTTGTTCCCATAACTTCTTTTGTTGGAGATATAGATATTCAAACCTCTACTCCACCACTTAATTATAAAGGACGAGATACCACAGCTATAGGATTTTATAAAGAACCCGTAGGGGTAGAGAATATCTCCAGATTTGGATATAGAGGTATTATGTCAGGTGCTTTTTGGCTAGACGAACTTAGTGGAGCTCTTACAGATAACCCCACATTAGCTCCAACTGGATTTGTAGTATACCCATTTCATAGGAATGGATCTCTTAATAATACTAAGAATGCTACTGAAGGGTATAGGTCAGCTATGTTAGATAAGAAGAAACTTTCTAATCTGAGGTTCTCCTTAAATTCATATTACTTTAACCCTTCAGATATATGGTACGCTTATACAGCTGGTAGTACAACTAAGACAGGAATATCAGGAGTTTCTATGTTTGATTCAAACGAGGTATCTTTAATCAGAGTTCCCGCTCCTGAAAATTCAGGACTTAACGATATAAACTATTACGGGAATGTTGATAAAATTATTACTTATCCTTTAGTAGGAGAGAAAAAGGATGGGTATCCCATTGTGACTACCGGGTTGAGGCAGAGTGCAAATAATTTGCACTCTATATTCTCTGGAGACTATGCAATCTTACCAGAATCAGATGCAAAACAATCTACAGGAACAGATCCTGTTAGTATGAAATATAAATCTACTCCTCATGCAGTCTTAGCTCTTAATTACACATCTGACCATAAGATAAGGATACTACCTACTCTCCTGGATAATGATGTGGGGTCTGGAAATGCTAATTGGTTTATAAACAATGAGAATGCTAATCTGTCTAATCATAAGCCTTTCTGGTCCGATTCTGAAGCAGTAGGGGTTTCTCAAGATTATCTGGATATTCAAATTCCAATAATCAAGAATGGCTCTAAATCTGGATATGGTCCAGAATTTGGTTGGTTATGGCTAGCTGAGTTATATAATGATAATGTTCAGAATAGGTTTGGGGGTCAAACTGAAGAAGCATTTGAGAATAATCAATGGCTTCCTGCTGGAGAGCCTGTATCTCTTGTTGATGCAAATGGTTATCCTAAAAATGTAGTTTTTATTGGGTGGACAGAAGGAGATACGTATTATCAGAGATATGATCATCTAAAGACTTATCCATTTACTCTTGAAGATCAGAATGCTATAACTGATATTATATCATTCATGTGTGAAACAAGAGTTAATCTTGATGGCAGGTATGATAGAAATAGAGGACAGGTATCTAATTTTGCTGTGACTCCTACTAATTTTAATCTGATGAATGATGTGTATAGTCAGACTAATAATTTCTTTAATTATAGAGGTGTCAACTCGAAGAGATTAAATCTGGATAATTTCCATAATGTAATTACTTGGACAAAGACCAAGACTGCTGGAGAATTAGTGGATTCTTGGACTAATGTCACCTTAGCTTCTACTTTAGATCTAGATGGAGATAAAGGGAGTGTCAGAGCCATAAGGAGATTTAATAATAATCTCATAGCTTTTCAAGATAAAGGAATTAGCCAGATACTATATAACGAGCAGACTCAAATAACTTCTACTGAAGGTGTACCAATTGAAATAGCTAATAGTGGAAAGGTAAATGGTAAAAGATATATAACTGATGAAGTGGGATGTTCCAATAAATGGTCAATATGTGAAACACCTAATGGAATATATTTTATAGATGATATAACCAAAGGAATATTTCTATTTAATGGAAAGCTCGATAATATATCTGATAGATTAGGATTCCACTCATGGATCAATGCCAAATCAACTGACATAAACATATGGGATCCTGTTAATTTCAAGGGCTTTGTTACTTATTATGACAAGGTAAATGGAGATGTATTCTTTATATCGAAGGATGAGTGCCTAGCATTTTCAGAACCACTCTCTCAGTTCTCTTCCTTTTATAGTTATGAGCATACTCCTTATTTTATAAATCTTAAAGATAAGGGACTAGCTCTTAATCCTGCAAGTGGAGGTACTGTATATAGAGTATGGCTTCATAATGAGGGAGATTATAATATGTACTTTAATAAGTATCAGCCTTTCTCTACTACTATAATAGCTAATCCTGATATGCCTCTAGATAAAGTATTCAATACTCTGGAGTTTAAAGCAGATTCTTGGAATAAAGACTCTTTACTTAATACTACCTTTGATACTTTGACCACTTGGAATGAGTATCAGTCAGGTGTTTCTACTCTTAATAATGTTATTGGGAAACCTGCAACATTAAAAAAGAAGTTCAGAATATGGAGGGCTAATATACCAAGGGATAGCTCAAATAATAGAGATAGGATGAGGAATCCTTGGTTATATATCAAGTTGTCAATGGAAACCCAGAACACTAATAAAACCCTGCTTCATGATATGATAGTCCATTATTTTGAATAATAACTTTCTAAGGGGTGAGTAAATGATTTCATTTATTCACCCTTATCATTTTATATAAACAGTTGATATTTTCATAATAGTATCTTATCTTTGTAATCAAACATATATAATATGCCTAAAAGAAGAATTATAAGAAAATCCAATAAACCACTTAATATATTTGTGGATGGTGGAGATATACAGACTCCTAGTGCAATAGATAAAGCTTCAGCTTTGAGTGGTAATATCTCTGCTGTGGGAGCAGGTTTATCTAATATGCTGGGAGCTAGTATGCAAAATGCTCAATTAGCTGATACTTCAGCTATTGAAAACTCCATAGACCAAGCTCAATCATATGTGGTCGGAGCTAATAATAATGAAGATTTATTGAGTGAATGGGGTAACTACTCTCCTCTTGAAGGAGTATCTTGGAGTGATGTGAGAGGTAGATCTACTGGGCAGAGACTAGGAAACACATTAAGTTCTATAGGCTCTGGGGCAGGTGCAGGCGCTGCTGTAGGAGGACTTCCAGGAGCTATTATAGGAGGTGTAATAGGGCTAGGTAGTGCTATAGGAGGGTGGATTGCTGGAGATACTAAAGCAAAGAAACAGGCTGATGCCTATAACCAACAGATAAAAATAGCTAATGCCAAGAATTTAGCTTCTCTTGAGAATAGAGCTGCCAATATAGATACTCAGAATGATATTAATGCTATGGCTGCTTATGCTGCTGACGGAGGTAAAATCCACATCAAGAAGAAGAATAGAGGTAAATTCACAGCAGCAGCTAAAAGAGCTGGCATGGGTGTTCAGGAGTATGCAAGGCATGTATTGGCTAATAAAGACAGGTATTCATCTACCTTGGTAAAAAGAGCTAACTTTGCTAGGAACGCCTCTAAGTGGAAACATGCAGATGGAGGACCATTAGAATGGCGGCAATACCAGGCTCCTGAATTTATAATTGGTAAATCTGAGAATGACTTGTATGATAAATCTTCTATGGATAATTTTAGAGATAAAGTTATTAGAGAAAGTTCCAGATATGATGGAACATCAATAGAAGATTTAGAACCTATGGAGTTAAGGGATTCTTTACTTAGCAATACATCCGGATATATAGATAAGAGCAGGCTTGACAGATATAAAACTGCTCTAAACAATAATGATTATTATACGGCTCTTGATCTTGGAATATACAATATTGATAAAAATAATAATCTCTACTTTAGAGATGTAGATACTAATAAGGCAAATGAAGTATCTTCTTATCTTAAGAAGAAAGGACTAACAAAGGATCAGTATGGTGTAATAATGGATAATATATATAGAGAATCTGGATTTGATCATACTGCTGGCCGTAAGTATAAAAATGGAGAGGAGGATTATGGATTATTCCAGTTTACTGACTCGAAAAGTAGTGATTCTCTATCTAGATACAGGAAATTTTTAAAAGATAAAGATAGGAAAGATGGGATAGAAAGCCAGATAGACTTCTTCATAGAGGAATATTTACCCTCAAGACCAGGATATGAAATATGGAATCAAGAAGATGCGGATCTTAACCAATTGTCCGATTTCATGTTCCAAAAGGTATTGTCCCCTAAAAAATCTATTAGAGAAAATCCACAATACGTAGAAAGACAGAGAAGAGCTGCTAATAGATTTTCCAATACCTATGCAGACGGTGGAAGCTTGGTACATGGAGGTGATTTCTCAAATGGAGTTACTGTTATTGGCAATGGGGGAATTCATGAAGAGAATCCTTTAGAGGGAGTCCCAATGGGTATTGCACCTGATGGGACACCTAACCTTGTTGAGCAGGGAGAGGTGAAATTTAATGATTATATCTTTAGTAATAGATTATTCGCTACAAAAGATTTATTATCTTCTTATAATCTTCCTACAAGTTACGCCAATCATTCATTTGCAGATATTGCTGAGAGAATGAGTAAAGAGTCTTCAGAAAGACCTAATGATCCTATAAGTAAAAGAGGTTTAATAGATACTATGACAAAGTTACAACAAGCACAGGAACAGCTTAGGAGTGAAAGACAATCCAGAAAATATGTTAAGGGAGGCCGTCTTTTTGCAGACGGAGGTATTCAAATGCAGAATTTTCCTTCTGTTCTGAATGAAGATGAAGATTATCTAGTGGGAATGCCTTCTCCTACTGTAGAATCTTTAAGGGGTAATAGAAATGCACAATGGCCTTCTTCAACTACTCCTGTACAAGATAGAAGTTTATCATGGCTGAGATATGCTCCTACTATTGGCTCAGGTTTAGGTGTTCTATCTGATGTTTTAGGTTTGACTAATAGACCAGATTATAGTAGTGCTAATATGATAGGTAATGTGGCCGACAATCTTACAGAAGTAGATTACACCCCAATAGGAAATTATTTGACATATAAGCCATTAGACAGAAACTATTATATCAATAAGCTAAATGCTCAATCAGGTGCTGCCCGAAGAGCTATAGTGAATCAATCAGGAGGAAATAGAGCTACAGCTATGGCTGGGTTATTAGCTGCTGATTATAATGCTCAAGGTAGACTAGGTGACTTAGCTAGGCAGGCTGAAGAGTATAATCTTGCCCAAAGAGAAAGAGTTGAGGCATTCAATAGAGGGACTAACCAATTTAACTCTGAAATGGGATTAAGAGCTGCTATAGCCAATCAAGCAAATGATAAATTGAGGTTACAAGCAAAAACTGCTCAGGCTCAATTAAGAGACCAGGCAGATATGAGATCTTCTGCAGGAAGAACTGCTAATCTAACCAACCTATTTGACTCTCTTGGAGACATAGGTAGAGAAGAGACAGCAAGAAACATGATTTCCACTAACAATGCCCTATATTACTCTATTGACAGAAATGGTAGGATCCATTATAAGAATGGGTATCAAGATTTGAGTGATATAGAGAAAGAATCTGTAAGAGCAGAAGCTGCAAGAGCAAGTAAAAGAAAATCTAATTCCAGATTAAATTATATAACAATACCGAACAGATAATATGGCGTACATTGGATATATTTATAGATTTAGGAATGCCAAGAATGGTAAATCCTATATAGGTAAAACTAATAATCCTAAAATGAGAATAAACTCTCATAGAACTCATACCCCTAAAGTAGGGTGCAGATTTGGTAAAGCAATTATAAAATATGGATTAGATTATTTTGAGTTTTCCATATTGCATACAGTTACTTGTCAAACCATTGAGGACTTGAATAACAAATTAAATTCTCTTGAGATTGAAGAAATTAAAAATCATGATAGTTACTATCATGGGTATAATGGAACTTTAGGAGGTGATGGTGCAAGAGTAGACACTACTCTACACTATAATTATGGCAAACACTTATCATCATCTACAAAAAGCAAAATAGCTCAAGCAAGGAAAATTAAAATCATGCAATTTACTAAAGATGGGGTATTTGTTAGAGATTGGGATTGTGCTAAAGATGCTCAAAGGACAATTGGAGTAGATGCAAGACATATAGGCTCTTGTTGCAGGGGTAATAGAAAGACAGCAGGAGGATTTGTTTGGAAATATAAAGAAGGAGGTGAGTATGCCAGCTAACTATATTGTAATTAATAGTAAGTTCAAGCCTTTTTCCTATGCTGAGATGCTGCAGCCTGTACAGATGTCTACAGAAGCCCATCAGGATATTGAAAATGCCTATGCAGATTTATCAGCTAAAGCTAATGTATGGGATGAATTAGCTAATGAACAGACTGATCCCTATGCCTATAACCTATATAAGTCTTATTCTGATGATCTTGAGAAACAAGCTGGGCAATTGGCAAGAGAAGGATTAAATCCTATCAGTAGGCAGAATATACTTAATATGAGACAAAGATATTCTAAGGATATAATACCCATAGAACAAGCTTATCAAAGGAGGAATGAGTTAATTAATGAGCAGAGAGAGGCCTTATTAAGAGATAATACCATGATGTTTAATACTGATGCCTCTATGCTCAGTCTTGATGATTTAATAAGAAATCCCTCTCTTTCATATCAAATGCAATCTGGAGAGGCCTTAGCTAAACAGGCTGGAGAAGCTGCAAAAAATCTTTCTCAAGTTATAAGAGATGACCCTAGAAAGTGGAGTAATATATTAGGAGGGCAATATTTTGAATCAATAGTAAGGAGTGGTTATAGCCCTCAAGAAATTGTGGATGTATTACAGAAAAGCCCTAATGGGCAAGCTATACTTAAGCAGATATTAGATGATGTTATAGGTAGTTCTCAAATTCCCAACTGGAATAATCAGGAACTAATAGACAGGGCCTATAATTATGCTGGAAGGGGGCTATGGGAAGCTATAGGCAAAACTGATTACCAGACTCTGAATAATAAATATTATGACTATGCTATGAGAGATTACCTGTCTAGAAGAGGTTCAGGCAAAGAAGATACTCCTAAAGAGAGGTCTCTTTTAATAGCCCCAAGAGCTGTGCTAGGAGCTACAGGCGAAATGCCTAAAGAGCAGTTAGAGACTCTTAGAGGATTAAGACCTACTACTACAGGATATACTACAGATAGATTGGATTCAGCACAAAGAGAGCTAGATATGGCTCTCGAACGGTATCATAGCGTAGTAAACAATCCATCATTCGATATGGGTAAAATACATGCCTATATACAATCTCCTGGCAGATTATCCAGATCTATAGATGGAGTAGATATACAGACTAGCCCTGATGGATTACCACTAGGTTATAGCCAGTATATAAAGGCCTCTCGAAATCTTGATAAAGCTAGAGAGAAATTAGTAGAGGAGCGTAGAAATCTAACAGAACTAGAAGAAAAATATAGATTCTTAGGAGGCACTCCATATGAAAATATAAGTATAGGCCTACAGCTGGATCAAACTCAGGCAAAGCAAGATAACTCTTTCTTTCCTCTAAATATTGATGAAACACAATATAAAAAGGTAAGAGCTGGGATCAAAAATGTTCTGAAATCTGCTTCTAGGGAAGATATTAAGAAGAAGGGGTTTGGATTAGTAAATGATAGGGGAAAATTCCTTAGCTATAAACAACTAGATGATATAGATTTTAATGAAGTTCAAATTAGAGTACTAGATAAGGGAGGTGATCCTAAACTGGAGCTGGTTTATGAAGGAGAACCATATACACTTTATGGTCTAGAAAATGTAGATAAGTTTAATCAGGAAATAAGTAAGACTAATGAATATCTTGGGGATTTTTCTAATAATATAGCTAGGAATTTATCACCAATATCTCATCAACAGTACCAAGCTATCATGTCTGGTGCAGATGTTAGAGATATGTCTAATGTTTCTATATTTCCTATTGAAGGATTTCCCAATCATCAAGGGGCTGCATTATATGATGCTACAAGTGGCAATATAGTTAAAATTTTAATGGATAGTAGTGGAAGAGTACTAGCTGTTAATACTCTTCAAGATGAATTGAATGGTGGAGAGAAGAGAGATGAATATATAAGAACTATGGGCTCTACAGCATTGTATGACTTATTGGAGCTATTTGCTGCAGAATCTGAATAAATATGGATATGGAAGAAGAAAATAAAAATTATTATATGGAGCAAGAAATAGGAGGATCTGATGTTGCTCCTGTTTGGAATCCTGCTTATCTTACAGAAGAGTATAAGCCATTTGAGACAAAGCCGAGGAATCGTAATGTAGGACAATACTTCACGAATGATTCTAAATATGATGAGTATTTAGGGGATATACCCACTTCTATTAATGAGGGACTTACTATAGATGATCTAAGGGCTCGCAAACAATCAGGATGGGATATGGCTGGCAATGCCTTAGTAAATAACTTAGTCATTGCAGGTACTACTGCTGTAGGTGGTGTTATAGGTTTAGTAGATGGGATATTTGAAGTTGTTGGTTCAGGGGAGATAGACAGATTATGGAATAATGCGGTTAATAATAAGTTAGTTGAATGGCAGGAATCTACAAGAGAAGCATTTCCTATTTATAGGGGAAATGAGTATCAAGATAGATCTCTTATAGGTAAAATGGGATCTGGTATATTTTGGGCTGACTTATTTCAGAATCTAGGTTATACTGAAGGTATGATTATACCTGGTATGGGAGTATCTAAACTTTTGTCAGGAGCCCCTAAATTTTTATCTAGAGTTGTTCCTTCCCTTACATCATCCATAGGAGAAGCAAGCATAGAAGCAATCTCAAATAGAAATGAAGAAGTAGATTACAAGAAAGCTGCTGCAACTCAGAGATATAATGAATTAGCTTCTATGGGCTATGATTTAGGAGAATTAAATAATCAGTATATACAGACTCTTCAAGACATAGAAGATGATGCTACTAAGGCTGGCAATTTTATATTTGCCTCTAATATAGCTTTGCTAACTATGTCTAATAATATTCAATTTGGGAATCTTTTTTCTAGAGGGTTTGGTACTGCTAAGAGACTAAAGGGTGCTTTAAAGAGGACTGGGGATACCTTTGCAGCTGATAATACGGCCTGGTATCTAGCTAAAGCCGGAGGTAAAAAAGCATTAGATGCTTTTTCTGAGGGTACTGAAGAAGTTATGCAATCCATCATTAGCAGTACTCCCCAGAATTACACTGATTATAATACATTTAATGAGAGTATATTTAATCCAGAAAAGAGAGAACTTACAGCAAACCTATGGTCAGCTTTTGGTAAATCTTATTCTGATACAATGAAAGATAGTGATACTGCTGTGGATTTCATGTCTGGATTTCTAATAGGATCCATAGGTGTACCTATGTTGAAGAGAGGAGGATTTCCTATTACATTAGAGAACAATGCCTTTATTGAGATGAGAGAGGCATACAATCAGGCTCAAGAAGCTAATAATGTAGCTACTCAGATAAATACGAGATTACAGAATAGCAAAGAAATTAATAGTTATTATAATGGTCTAGTCAGGCACTTGGCTATACAAGATGATATGAATAGAGCTTTGGATTCTGATGATACATATAATTATAAGACAGCAGAATCTGCCCAATTCATTTCTGACATTATGATGTTTGATAATGCTGGAGATCTAAATTATTTAAAGGGATTGGTTGAGAATTCTGTTGATTTATCAGATGATGGGATAATCTCTATTATACAAGAAACATCAAAAAATGGAGAAGGACCATTCATTCAGAATGGTAATGCTATGGACATAGAATCTGTAAGAGCTATATTGCAACAGAAGATAGAACTACTTAAATCTAAGATAGATACTTATAGTCAGGACAAGCAATTATTTGAGGAAAATTATCCTAATATGGATGAGGAGACTTTAGAGAATAGCTTGTTCTTAAAGCAGCAATTTAGAGATCATATATTAAGATATGATCAATTATCTAGTGAGATATATGAGGGTATAAACTCTCTTTTAACATCTTCTCCACAGTTATCATCTCAATATAGATATTCTACTAAAGAAGATATGATAGAATCCCTGAGTTCTAATCCTTCATTCAAAACTACTGTAGAGACATTACTTGCAGATGATTCTCCTTCTGTATCCTTTGATGAGAAACAATCTCTAGTTAATAAGATTAAGGATCTAGATAAGATTAGTAAAGGACTCGAAAATATTAATAAGTCTTTAAAAGATATCATTGCAGACCCTAATAAATCAAGGAAGAAACGTAATGATGCCGTTAAAAAAAGATTAGACAGAGAGACAAACAGGGTTAAAAATGATATCAAGTCTAAGTTATCTGAAGCTACTACACTATCAGAATTTAGAAAAATTGTTAATGATGATAGTCATGATATTCTGAAAAATGAAGTAGTGGATGAATTAAGTGATACAGGTAACTCATTAGCTAAGAATTATAAGGAAACTGAGGATTACAACATAAAACTTAAGGAAGTATTAAATGCTGCTCCAGAAGAGCAAATAGTGAAAGATGATGCTTTAAAGATATGGCAAAATCAATATGAACGATCCATTAATTTAAATGAACTTGCTAATCCTAATTCTCCTTATTTGGAGGATGAGGATGCAACATATGATGAGGCCTTGACTCCTGAACAAAATCTCCTTAAATTTCAGGAGGCTCAATATGCTCTGTTTAAAGCTTTGACCCAAGTTAATAATGATGAGAGGTTTAGAAATAACTTTTCTCAAAGTTATAGAGTATTGAAAGAGAAAGGATCTCCTGATCCTACAGCTCCAATATCTGATGTGACAGGAAGTAGTGAAACTACTACTATCCCTCCTGTTAATGCTGGCTCTTCTATGGTTTCTTCCTATGCCTCACCTGTCGGTGATATAGAATTTTCTAATATTCAAGAGGAGAATAAGAGCTTTAATGATAAGATAGAACCTATCCAGCCTATAGATAAAGGACCTTCAAATAGTAGACTCTATTATAGGCCCTCTATACCTGAGATACACATTGAAGCTAGCAAAGAAGGTGATTTTAGACCATTTAATATAGTAGCTCCTGAAAGGCAACAGGGAGTAAATTTTGATGCTATATATAATTATCTTAAAGATAATAATGCCTTTAATTATATTAATGAAGGCAACCTTAGAGTTGGAGATGATGTGGGATTTATGATTGATCCAAGCTTTAATGATAATACTATTTTCCTTATAGATACTAAGAATAATCAGATAATAGGTAGTCTTGATGAATCTGAATATTCAGTAAGTAGATATGAAGGACTGGAAGCTCTTGAGCAGAGAATAAGAAAGGAGTTTAGAGAGCTAGGAGATAAGACTAAGAGATTCATAGCTACTCCTACCACTAGAGTATCAAAGATAATGGTAGGAAAGATTCCTTATGGTACGGAAGAGAGGAGTTTAGCTGATATTCCTAATGTATCTGCACCAGGGAGATCTGCTATTTTCGGTATAGTTAGAAATGGCACATTATCAACTAATAATAGACTGGATGATAGTCTTGTTATTAAACCTATAGATATGAGTAATAAGGAAGGTAGATTGTACCTTCTTATACCTAATGCTGCAGGAAAATACTCTCCTGCAGCTGTAAGAGTAAAGCACTTTAATAAGAGAGAATTTAACCCTGAAGATATCCAAGTTCAGAACACTCCAATATTTAAGAGTATATTAAAAGCAATTAATATGCTAGCTTCTTCTAATGGTGAGACAGATGTCACAGAGGCTATGAATGAGCTAAGAAAATATTTGTATATAGATACTAGTGGAGATACTAGAACTGTACATATTGATTGGTTTTCTTCAGAGAATGGAAGTGGTATTAAATTTACCAAAACATATAGAAATGCTAGGGGAGAAGAAATATATGAGAATATCAATGGAAAGAGAATTAGGAAACAGGATACTACATTCGTAGTATTAAATGACCCTAATTTTATAGGTAGTATATTTACTACTGATGATATTAGAGAAGGCCAGTCCACAGTGGATATTAATGCTGTTACTCAACAGATATTAGACACTCTTCTTGACTTTGATTTGCCTATTCAGGTAAATATTGGTATGATAAACAATGGTGGGTACAATAATATGTTAATTAATTCAAATGTACTTACTTCAAATATCTCTGATGCTAGAGTAATAAGTAGCTGGTTTACTACTGATTATTTTGATATAGAAGGCAATTTACATGCTTCTGTAAGTCCTGCTTCTATGTCTCCAGGCATCACAAGAAAGATACAGAATCCAATAGGAGGGCTGGATAGTTCTATCCCTGGAACTAAAATAATTGCAGGAGGAATCATCTATCATGCAGATTTGACCAGGGGAATTATTTATGACAGCAATGGGCAGGAAGTTCATCCAAAGAATGCTGAATTAATCAATGATTTAGCTTGGATAAGCAATAATTTTGGGGAGGCTTCTAATGGCTCCATGATGTGGAATAATAAAGTACTACTACCTAGTGGTAAGATACTTGATAGAGAGACTCAAAAGTATATTACAGGTAAGGAAGCAGAAGAAGTTAAATCTAAAGTAGCAGCAAGAGAAGATACTTCCACTAATATTAAAAAGGTAATAGGTAGTATAGCTGAAAATCAAAGAAAGGTAGATAAAGATAGGACAGATAGTGACTATTATTATATATTAGAGGATGATGGTGTGTATCATGCATATGATAGGGTGCATAAAAGATTGGGTGATAATTGGGTAGTATCAAAGAAGCAATTAGATACTCTGAAGGAGATGAGGGCTAAACTAGCCCAACTAGTAGATGATCCTATTAGGTTTAATAACTATCTCACCACTTTAAGTAACCGTTATAAAGTAGACTTAACCCCTTATAATAATAAGACTGATGTAAAGAGTAGGAGCGAAATAGCTACTATTATACAAGATAGTATATCTGGTACCAATTCCAAGAGAGCTTTAGATGCTGGGAGCATAATAGATAACATAGTAAGAAGATTCTTTACATCTAATGAAACTCCTATCAAGCCATCTAATGTAAGTGATCAGGCTTTCTCAGAACTTATTGACTCTCTAACTGAGATAAGATCTAATATGGAGACAAGGGGGGAAAGATTCTTGACTAATAATATTGTGCTCTTTCAGAAATATGAAGATGGAACAAGAGTTGCAGGAGAAGTAGACATTCTTTCAGTAGATTCTGATGGTAATTTCAGGATATATGATATAAAGACAAGCAAATACAGTTTTCATGACTTTATCAATAAATATGGAGAGAAAGTTAATTACTTTAGGACCAAGGCCCCATCTCAAAGGATGAGTAATTATGACTATTATACACTTCAATTGAGCGCTTACAAGAATCTATTTGAATCTCAGTATCATACTCCTATTACTACTCTAGCTATTCTACCATTTAGATTAAGCTATGATAGTAACAATAATGTCGATAATATAACAAAGGAAAAAGGTATAATAATTAAGTATAATCCTGCTGTGAATGTTCCGTTAGCTGGTGCTGTTAGGACTAATATTCCTGCTAGAGTAGATTCTTCATTACCTATATTTAATAGTGTGAATGAAATTCAAGATCCTATTAATAATGTGCTACCAGAATATAACCTGGAGAACTCTGAGGTAGGATACTTTGTTCATGATGATAAACTATATAGAGGGTATTTGGCTCGTATTGGTAAGATAAATGGGGTAGATCTTTATATGACTAAGATTCCTAATCTTACTAGAGGATATAGTGAAGAAACTCCTCATATAGCTAGTAACTCATATCTGGTGATATTTCCTAATGGTAATTCATTCACTCTTATTGAGAATGATCCTTTAACTATGAATGAACAGCAGGTTAAGGATACTATCAAGGAGGTTCTTAGTAAGAATCCTCAGAGAGTACAGGATATGGCTAATGAGAAAACCATTATATCTAATTTAGAGGTGGATGCTCCTAGATCTGTAGGAGCAAGTACAAAGGATACTCCAGCTACTATAATTTCTACTCCCTCCTCTTTTACTGGAGCCAATAGAGCTATTCAAGCGGAACAATCTATTATTGAAGAGGATGAAGAGTTTGAGCCTGACCTGGATTTAACCAAATTCAGAAAAGTAGATGCTAATAGGCCTATATGGAATAAAGAAAAGGAGCTGTCTTGGTTAAATAGAGTACTGCCTCAATTATCCAGAGAGGACAGAGTAAAAATATCGTCTGGACTTATTAGAGCAGGAGAATTAGGAGCTGTTGCTTGGGGTCAATTAAATAATGGGATAATCGCTTTATCAGATATAGCTGCAGAAGGAACTACTTATCATGAAGCATTTCATGTAGTATTTGATCTGCTTCTTGACCAATCCGAAAGACAAGCTCTTTATGATGAAGCTAAAAGAATGTATGGGGATAAGGATAATCTGTCACTTGAAGAGGATATGGCAGAAGGATTTAGAGACTATATGATATCTAGACAAGAAAAAGGATTGCTTAATAAGATTAAGAATTTCTTTAGAGACTTATGGATTAAAGTATCTAACTGGAAGAAATTACAGCCTCATCTTATTGCTTATTATCAGATGATAAATGAAGGAAAATATGCTGAGGCATCTTATGAAGTCTCTTCCATTGATTTAAGAGATTCTATAGGATCTTCCTTTGATACATTAGATAATGAAATTAGAGAAGTCCTGATAAATAAGGGATGGACAACTGAAAAGTTTAACTCTATATCACAAGAAGAAAGAGATCAGGCGATTAAATGCTATAGCTTCTAATATGTAGATTAATAAAAATAAGGGTAAAGGAAATTCTCCTTTACCCTTTTCATTATAAGTCATTATCTGATTCTCCAGATAGCCACATAAATAGGAATAAGGCTATCACGAAGGTTATTATAGTTAGTAATATATTAATAAGAAACATAAGTTATTGCTGCTTAAAGAATGATACAGCCTCTTCAGGATGTAGGCCTCTGTAAATAGTTTTATTAAATGGAATTACAGGAGAATCAAAGAATGCCTTGTAGGCAGTACTATGGCCTTTATACCTTCCATACTCTAGTTCATCCATATAATTCATAGGATTGAGTAATTTGGTAAGATTTAATATATTCTGTATAGTATTAATACCTGCTGCAGGAGACTGTAATATCCTTAATCCTTCTGTTATCATAGATTCTCCAGGGATCATTACTCCAATTTCAGTATATAGCCTTCTGGCTTGATACTCAGCCATTCTTATTGCCCAGGGCCTATCTTTGTCATCATCCCAGTCAATAATACCTAATATAGTGGCTACTACAGTAAAGTGCCCCACTTCTGTCATAGCTCTAACTAGATTAGCTTTTTCTGTTGCAGTAAGTTCATCCCATCTGGCTGCAATATTAAATTGAGTCTCTCTTAGGTCTCTAGCTAATTGAAGTAGAAATCTACCACTGGTTCTATAATATCCTTCAGTCCATGCATCCAAATCATAATTGTAAGCTGCAGGTTTGAACCTTCTATTGTATGCAGATCTCATCCACTTTCTATACATCATCCCGAGTCTACCTAGGGCTAATTTCTGAAGAGCATTTCTATCAGCCTTATTATAAATACCATGCATTCTTTCATTGAGTGCTGCACTTCTTCTACTAAATTTATACTCATCTTCTTTAGTAAAGGGAGTTCCATCTTCTTTTGTATATCCTTCTTTTAGTTGTAACCTTGCTCCAGCTTTTCTATTATTTTTATCTACAGGAACTACTTCCATAGCATCATATAGACTTACAATTCTACCATCAGGGGCCCTCATTTTATAGGCATTAGCAAGAGCTAATGATGTTCTGGTTTGCATCCAATGCTCTCCTGCATTAGTCAAAAAGAACAGAGCATTCATACTAAACATTCTACTGAACCAAGTCTTCCTATCAAAATTAAGATCTCTTATATTCTGCTCATAGTCTTGCATTATATTGAATTTTTCATTCCATAATGCTAATTTACTAATCTTTATCCTGTTTCCTATCTCTCCAAGAAAAGCCCTAATGTCTCTCATATAAGTCTTATCTGCCTTTAAGACATCCTTTTCTGTAAAAAATTCTTTAGAGAAAGCTTCAATCCTCATCATTACCTTTCCAGTAGCTACATTAGAGACTGCAAGGAGTGTATTGAGAGCCATATTACCTATAGAAGTTATCGTATTTAACAAATTAGCAGCTTTACCCTTGTCTATTTTTGTTTTACCGAATGTTCCTTCATCCTTCATGTATCTATTATACACCTGCATATCAAAAAAATCTTCTAGTCTACTGCTAATATTTGTAGCATCTCCACTCTTTGTTAATTTATTCTCGATGGTCCTACCAAATATTTTAAACTTCTCTACCAAAGGCCTTTCACCATTTGTTTGAGTCACTTCCCTATCTCGAATCAAAGACCTTCCTACTTCAAGGACATCAATGATTCTATTCATTTCTTTATAATCATTAGCCATAGCTGCATAGGCTGTTAGAGTAGAAACTATATCAGTTGATATATCATTAGGATTCTCCCCCTTTTTTAATCTTGTATAATATATAGGAAGAGTTTGCACTTCTCTTCCCTCGAAATCCATCATGATATTCTTTTCTCCAAAGTCAGTATCATCAGATCTTCTAATAACAGTGTCTTTAAGGCTTTCCCAAATCTGTTTAGTTCCTGACTTAATACTATCAGATGATTTAACTCTCTCTAATAGATCTTTTCTTATCTTAACAGCATTAAGGAGATTTGTGCTCTTTTCAGGTAGATAGGAATCGAGTTTAGCCTTAACATCCATTACAATGTTGTAATATTCTTTCTGAGCATTAGATAATTGATTAAATTTAGAATTAGTATACAGAGATAATTTTGGGATCATTTTACCATCTACCCTTTCCATATTATTCTTTATCCAATCCCACTGTTCTCTATTATATCTTATAGCATCTTCTCCTATAGGAACCTTCCCATACTTTTCATCAAGAGACTTTATAAATTCATCTCTTTTTTCCTTAAATAATGGCCAGTTTATTTCAGATATATAATATCCTGTCATATCACCATTATTATCCCTTTCAAACATCCAATCAGTATCCTTAATGCCTGCTCTCTCCAGTTTAATAGTAGCTGCCTGTAGTTGCTTCATTATATTTAAGGTCTCAGTCCTGGCATTTTCCTTACTTCTCTTAACTGCTTGATCTACTACTCTTAGTATAATATCTGAAGAGTCTGCCATACTATCTAACCACCTATCAAAAATTGATATATCTTTATCAACAGCAGTCATTAAGTCCTCAATTGCCATAGTCTTACCTTTATATTTTCCAAATGATATCTCTACTTGATTTCCAATGAAGGGCTTTAGAAAATCCAAGAATAGTGGCATTGCTACTTTATTATATTCAGCTCTTAGGTCAGCAATCAAGGCCGCAGTATCATTTAAAATCCCTTTAACTTTCTGTCCATATCTATTATCTTTATACCTCTCTTCATCTAATAACACATCTCTTATCTCTTCAATGATGTCTCCATAAGAGTAGATATAATTCCTTATATCTCTAAGTACAGAAGCTTCCTTTGCAATATTTCCACTTGAATTATCTCTAATAGACGAGAGCCTATTACTTAATTTTCCCATCTCTTCAAGTGCACTAGTTAAGAAAGAATATACTCCTTCAATTTCATTATTCTCATCAAGCATTAACTGAAGTTTGTCTATAAACTCTCTTTGCTTTACATCAAATTGACTCTTCGGATTTCTCTTTTCATAAATCTTTAATCTCTTTGATTCTACTCCAATTATATTTGTCAGGAGTTTCTTATCCCTCTGAACTCTCTCACTTATTTGATAGAGCTTATCTCCAGATGCTATATTATCAATACTAATGTCCTCATCAAGCCTCCCGCTAAGAATATCCCTTGCTAATTCCTTAAAATGAGTATCTGCTTGATAGATAGCTCTTTGCACCTGAGTAGCCCCTATAGTCTTAAAGAGAGACTTAATAGCTGCTATTACTCTTTCTAATAAGTTTTTATAGGGTTTTTGCTCTATAGGTTCTGTATTTAATAGATGCTTAGCAAGCAATTTACCAGCTGCTTCCTTAGCTAACTTAACAGTATCTCCATTATATAGAGTATTGTAGGTCTCATATTCATCCCCTAATATATCTTCAACTAGATCATTGGAGTGCAGATTATTAATAAGTCTATTAACTAGGGGATGGTCACCTAAAGCCTCTAAAGCAAAATGGGCAAATTCTTCTGGGAGAGCTCTTTCCCCTCTATCTCCATTAGCTAATCTTATTAGTTCAATCATCCCATCAGCTGATACTTTTGCTGTATCAAAGTCTGCCACTCCATTTATTCCCAATCTCTCTTCTAAATTAGTTAATACTCCTACCTTAACACCATGTGACTCTAGAATATCTCTTAACCTATCATTAAGATTAGTATTATATTCCATTCTATCAGCTTCCAAAGATAGCATTCTATTCCTCTTCCTGACTTCTACACCTATAAATTCCCTATAAGATTCATTATCCTGGATCTTAATGATTCTAGCCACATAGTCGTCTCTAAAATCTGAATTTTGATTGAAAGATATAGCCTTCTGGAGTAGTCTTCGATAGTTTTCATCATTGTTTATCCAAAGTGCTGGCCTGTCTGACCCCCTCTTATAATAGCCTACCTCTTTGTTAAGCATCTTAATGATTTTAGCCTCTGAAATTTTTTCGCCATATTTAGGTAATTCTCTAAGTAAATCCTGAATCTTAGGCTCATTATTATCGTCTAGAGTAAACTTAGGATTCCAATCTCTAATAAAGTCAGCGTTTTTAGTAATTAGATAAAGTCTGACCGCTTCCTCTCTATTATTACCAGTGTAGCCCAGCAAGCCCTTAAAGAGCTTGCTGTCTACTTTCTGGCCTTTATTATTGGTAACTTGAGGAATTAATGCACAAGTTCTAGCCATATATTTTCTATTTTGTATTTATTGCTCCACAAATAATATCTCCATTTGCATCCCTATACTCTGTATTAGGTTGTACAGATAAAATATCATCTTCCCTAATATAATCTTCAAGAGATGTCCCATATACCTCACTGAAAGCTCTATTGATTAAATCTTGATCTTCAACTCTCAACTTGCTTGATTCTATTGAACCCCCTCCTGATAAGTCCTCTATAGAGGAAGAATTGTCTTCAGAAGTAGTATCACTATATCTTTCGGTATCTCTGGAGAATATAGATTCAATTTCTTTTACATTTCTACCATATTCATATTCAATAAAATTATTCTTAACCCCCAAAGGAAATATTCTTCTGTATATAGCAGTCTCATTAGAGGCACTTTCTAATTCATAGTAGGCAATCTTTCCGTCATGCATCTTAGCTATGAAGCTGTAGAAATCATACGCTATGTAATTACCTAGCTTTACAGAGTTCTTTACTACTTTTCTATCTGATGTATTGGAATCTGGACTAATTGTAAATTCAACAGTAGATCTTAATTTTCCTCTATCTGTTGTAAACCTAGTTGTAGTACCACTAGGTACCATAGGAACTAAAGCTCTATTATCCAGATGATTATAAACATACTGATCAACAAAATCTGAGTAGTCGTCTTCATTTGTCATTAGATCCCTTAGAGTATCTATGTAATCAGGGATTGCCAATTTCACAGACATCGGAGCCAAGTGAGTAAAAGTAGATGGACCAAATGCAAACCCATTCCTATAATATTCATATCTTATTAAGTCTAGAGCTAACTCCTGTGCTTCTGGATTATTCATATACAGTAAAGATTCCCAATCCCTAATATATTTCTCCTTTAGAGAGGGATTTAAGCTTCCGGCATTTCTAAAACCTAGTACGTCTACAGGGCTGGAATCAGATCTGACAACTCTTAATCTTTTGATAAAATCGAGACTAGCAATATCTTCATTTTTGGAGATTACTTCTTTAAAGTGCTGTGGAAATTGGGTTACAAACCATCTCCTTTTTTCCCTAGAGGACACTGTAGCCTCGTCTCCAAAGAAAGGAGTCTTAGACATAATATAAGCTATCAAGTCATTATAAATATTATTCATAGTTTTAGCATCCAATACTCCTGTTCTGGTATAACTCCTCAAAGTATCTATAACTTCCCTAAATGATGGTGTAAACTGTGGAAAATATTTTCCCAGAAGATTCTCTGACTGCTTAACTCCAAGAGTATAGAATGCTTGGAGGAAAGGAAGAGGAGATTTCAATATATTATCCCTTAATACCTCAACACTGGAATCAAGAGGAATATTATCTACAATTATTTCGGCACCATTTAATGGGAATCTCTCATCTGCATCTATTGATTCTATGAAATTAGATGCTCTTTGCATAAGAATCTCAGTATGAGCAATAGTAGGACCTGCTCCTCCTCTATCCGTGTCAAACTTAGTAGATTGGACTAGATTACTTAGGTAGTCAGCATCTCTCATGATCCTATTGAATAAATAGCCAACAGCAGTCTGCCTCTTGTAAAAATCAATCTTGGATTTAGAAGACATATTGTTTAATTCTTTAAACATCATAATATCATTAGCTAGATCTTCAAGAGGAAAGTTATTATTCTTAAAATAATCGTAAGATAACTCTCCTGGGAGTGCTGCCTTGGCTTGGTAGTTTTCAAGTACTTGAGCCATTATTAATCCTTTGGTATTACCCTTTGCCTTGAAAAATGCCTGTGTCATATCTTTTACAATAGGTTGTGCTATTAGCAACCCAACCTCAATAGGATTATACCCTAGTCTAGACAATAACATAGTAGCATCGGCAGTAAACATATTCTGATTAATATCAGCTAAAACAGGATCCTTGGCATTATCTACTGAAGCATTAAGGTATCCTGCATTGTTCTTTGAGATGTACTCCTTATTATCATTCATAATAGAATGTAATGAAGTAAGGGTCTTGCCATTAAGTTTGAAGCTGCCATTTTCATTTAATTCTAACCTTGTATATTGCATCAATGCGTGATTAGCATTATGATTAGCATATATACCAATTAGATTTGCACCAGTCATATTCTGTCTGTGAAAATAGGTTTGAGTACTAGGTGCCAAAGGATCTAATCTACTACTAAACTTCGATGCCATTTTATTCAAGACATTCAAATCCAATGACATTAGATAATCTATAATGGATTCTCCTCTAGAGTTGGGCTCAGATATTATATCCCTTATAGAACTCATCTCCAGAATTCTTACTATTCTTGCAGCTCTCTTTTGATAATCAAAGCTACCCGGATTAAGGATTCTGGAAGCAGTGTCAGGATGAGTAAGAACTCCCCACATCATATCAATAAGAAGATTATTTCTAGCTCTTAAGCTATTATCTCTAGGACTCTTATTGAAGTCATACTTAACTTTTTGTATTTTTGGAGTAGAAAATCTATAATTTTCTTTATTGCTATTAAACCAATCCCTGAATTCAACAGGACTATTAGCTAAATCTTCTAGGATATTCCCTTCATTAAACAAAGTAGATAGAGTTTCTATTACTTTTTGTTCTGCCTTAAAATCCTTTTTAGCTCTGGCATAGTCATATTCAATTATGTCAAATTCAGGTAACATTATGAATACCTTATCAATATCGAAGTCAGATCCTGCAATAGTAGTGATTTCGTCTGGAAGTATAATAGCAGAGCCATTTTGCTGAGGTAAGAATCCCTTGATATATAGGGGAATCATTGAATATGCATTCTCTGTTGGTACCCTATACCCTATTGCAATTCTAAGCTCTGTATCTAATTTATTTATATCCAATTCATGAGTTCCCTTCTTTCCTAGTATTGAGAAGAAAGACTCCGAATAAGCAGGCATATAACATTCTATATACTTAATCCTTTTGTTTTTTCCTGTCTCCTCAAAAACTATTTTAGGTTTATCTGCTACACCATAATCTGAGGCTTGTATCAGAGATCCTCCCTTAGTTTTCTGCTTCGTGATACTTTGCTTTAAAGTACTAGTAAGCAGATTTTGTATCATCTGTGTCTCCAAGGGTTCAAACAATGGGATATTGAATTCCCCTTGTTTATTAATAGTACAAGACTTCAAAGTATCTATCCCATATCTCTGATCTCCTCTGATATTATCATGTAAGATCTTTTCTACACTACTTGGAAGTTTAAAGCGTTCAGCCTCTTTAAGATAAGAATCTAGAATATTTTCAGTGATCACTTCATTGTACAAACCCCACCACTCTCCTTTAGTAAGTTTCTTACCATCAACGGTCACCCTAAAATTAGGGTCGTCTGGCATATCGGCAGCTATCAATTTCCTAATCTGTGTCCCTACACTTTGAGTAGCATCCGTAGAGTGTTCTGGTGTTAAGGTCTGTATTCCATAATGTTCGTAACTAATTTTATGAACAACATTAGGATTCTCTATTCCATTTTTTATAGTAGCATTTTTTAGATATTCTTTAGTCTCATTAAAAGAGTGTACTGAGTTCAAATCAATAACTCCTTGCTTACCTACCTTCACAGCAGACTCAAACTGAACTACATCAATATTATTCTCTTTCATAAACTCATTGATGGCTCTTAGTTTATCTGATTTCCCTAGTACTCCTCCAATAGGTTTATTAGCAGCAAGCAGTAGAAACTCAGAGTTTTTATGTTGGACAGGAACTTTAATATTCTCATAACCATTTATCCCAGTTTCCTTTCCAATCTGAGAATATACAAAAGGTTTCTTAGTTTGCCAGATAATATTGAAATCTTCAGCATTCCAAGTGCCACTTTGAAGATTATTATAAGCTCTTTCCATATCATCATTCCATTGTCCCTGCATATCCAGAATAGCCCTATAAGAGCTTAAACTTCTATAGGCTTGAGCGTCTGCTACATTCACTGCAGATGTTTCTACTACACTATCACCTATCTTAACATATTGAATATTTTCTCCCCTATTATTCTTAGTAGAATAGTTAGTATATCCATATTTAGATAAGATGGAGGCAGTATCATAGTCAGAGAGCTCTCCCTTGTTATGTTTCTCCATTATTACCTCTACGATGTCTTGTATAACAGAGGAAACAACTTCATCATCCTTCAAATATATAGTTCTTTCAAAATCCCTTCCAGTTCTTTCTCCTTTATATGTAGAGGAAGTATTCAATCTTAATGAGGGAGCATGTACTTCTTTAAACCTCTTCTGAAACTCTTTCATATCCTTATAGAAGGCCAAGTCAGTAGTGGCAAGCTGTATAATTTGAGATGTAGCTAATTTGCTATTCCAATAATAGTTTCTAAGAGCTTCCCTGATTCTACTTTCAGAATCATATTTACTATCAACTCTCTTTATCTCCTCTAATACACCTATACTGTTCCATCGGTTATATTCCTCTTCAAATCCTCTCTCCATTATTTCTAGAAGAGTGTTTTTAATAAAGGACTTAATATTTGAACCATTATCTGTTTTGCTAAGTTCTCCAAGTTTATCTAAGAATGTCTTTCCATCTTCATATTTCAGAGAATTAAGTGCAGGAAGGAACTTAAATTCTGCTCCCCCTATAGACTTTATACTTCCATCTCTGTTTCTTGATATATTATAATTAGCTATAAATGGGACACTATAATTCTGATTCTGGTACTCCTCATCTAATCTCCTTATAAGCATTATCCTATCATACTCTTGACTCACTAACTCAACAAGCTTATCAAGTATGATATCTTCATAGGTTAATTCATTCCCATTTTCATCATATTCAACTCCACTTACATACTTTCTAAATCTTATAAACTCTGCAGAAGCTGCATCTGATAAGATAGGTAGATGATACCATGCCCACTTAATATTTGATCTGCTATCTTCAGGCTCGGAGAAATACTCAGTAAGAAGAATCAATGTGTATTCTAGTTCATCCCAACTAGAATACTCTAATTTAGTCCTACCTTGTGGAGTAAGAAACTCTGAACTTATCACTACTTTATGTTTGAGTCCTTTTCTAATATCTCTTGAATTTATGATCTGATTCAGCCAATCATTTCTCCACTCCTCATTCTTAAAGAACCACCAATAAGGTTTGTATTCTTTATCTATAAATTCCTTAAATCTCCTTTCATCCGTATCATTTAGTTGCTTGATTAGATCTCCTATATAATTAGGATTAGTATAGGAAAAGTATGATTTATCTCCATCTCTAAAAGACCTCTCAAATGCATCTTCTCCTACATCCTTTATTAAACTTGCAATAGAAGTATATGCAGAATCAAAATTATTAATAAGATCTCCTGTTTTTACTTCCCCACTTGCTACCCCACTAAAAATTATATCTAATTGTGGGAAAAGTAACATAATAGGATCTGTATATTTGACATTCTCTGAAGACTTTATATTAGTAAGAGCCTCCTTAACAAGAGCTGGATTAGTATCTATACCAATCATTCTCAATAATTTCATAATACTATTCCATATTCTGTCATTCTCCATCAAGTCTATTCGAGAACTAGTATCCAAGTTACTAAATCTGTTATTAAGAGCTCGTGTCCATTCTAAACCCTTCTTTGCATTTTCTTGATTTAGCTCTCTATCACTCCCATAGATACTGTCTGAATCAAGTTCAGTACCACTATCATAATTATCTCTCCAACTGTTTATAAGATAATTATATCCCTCTACTTTATTAATATTTATTGTCTGTCGAATAGTATTATCACCACTTGACTTCTCTTTTTGAATCCAATAATATGTGAAGTTTTTCCTAAAATTCTGATAGAATTGTGAAAATAAAGTCTCATCCTTCTGGAGTAGCTTTATCACCTGCTTAACCCAGGGCCTACGCTGAGAGAGTTCTTGAAGTAAAGGAATCATATCCTTAGAAGTCACCATAGAGCTCAGCTTATCAAGAAGGGTATACACTACATAGCTGGGATCTAGATATCTTGGAAATCCTAAGTCATCTTGCTCTCTTTTTCCATTATAATCTAGCTTAGGTATCTTATTAATAGCCTTTCTGACAGCTTGAGTTAGAGACTCATTATTACTAACTTGCCTAAAATCAGTCATCCACCCTTCTTTAAAAGTTTCCTCTTTATTAAGAACATCATCCTGTTGATCAATGATACTAATACCTTCAGGATTCACTTCATTCTGATTAGCATCTGAAGCAGCTATGTAATTTAGATTCAATACTAAGCCTTCAGTAACTCTTAGGATACTACTGGTCTCTTCTGCAAGGGCATTAAAATTACGCAAAACCTTCTTATATTCCTGAGTCTTATATTCAGCTCTTCTACGTGCTGCTTTCAATTTATCTTCATCAGAAAATCTATCTGCTCCTTTTCTACTATTTATCCTATCAAGTTCGGCCTGTACTCTATTATCTTCAGAGTCATTAACATAAGATTGGAATATATCAAACACTCTGCCGAACAGTCCTGCAGGGGTAATCTTCTCAATCACATTGAATCTATTCAACCCATTGATTTCTCCTATTAGCTCATCCCTCTCTTCTTCTGAAGAAGCCCTTTCTATTCTCTCATTAAGAATACTATTCATTTCTTGCAATGCCATGTCTATTTCATTACTGAATAGTCTAGCCATGAGGGATACTCTATCTCTTCTTTTTATAGGAGTAAAATCTAAGTCTACTCTAGCTTGCTCTTCATTAATAGATATTGTCGGAGATTCAAATGGATATATACTCATTTTTGATGAAGATCTAATCTCAGACTTAAAACTAGCCAGTTCTTCTATTGAAGGATACTCATCTATTGATTTATTATTCCTTTCTTGCCATAATGCTACTAGTCCTAGAATTGATTGTATGGTTTCTCCAGGTGTAGATTCTGCCAACTTTCTAATTTCTGGTGTTTCTATTAGACAACTCATAAATAATTAGTTTTGATATTGAGCAAAGGTAAGTATTTATCTTTAATAAACCAATATTTTAAATATAAAAGTTACAGGCTAATAATTTGATTATTGGTTATAGATAAAGAAAATAAGGAGACTAGTTATAGTCTCCTTAATATCTCTCCTATTCTATCAATCCTCTTTTAATAAATTCTTTATGCAGAGGAGAAGCAAGTTCTCTTGCTTGAGGGTGGGCTTTATTTGAATCTCTTAGTTCAAAGAAATGTTTCCAATCAGATATAAACCCAGTCATCACTAATTCTGTCTTTAAGGCATTAGGTAATACTGCCCTAGCTTGTTGAGGAGTCCAACTATTGTGCAATAGTGTGAGATAATTTTTTTCTACCCATGCAATAGACTGTAAAAAGTTGGAAGTGTTAGCATCTTCTGACTTCTGCCAAAGTTCTATGTCAGTATCATAGGAATACACAGCCCCTTCCTCTATAGTGTCCATCCAGCAAGGAATAATAAAGGTAACTTCACCTCCAAATTTATCCTTGTTAGAATAATTGCAGTATCTTGTGCTCTCCTGAGTAAAACTCATTTTTCTGTGCCTGAGAAACTCCATTGAGATGGCCCTGTCAAGAGTAAAATGTACAGTGACTCTCTTCTCATGATATTCTGTAGGTGCACATAAATATCTAAGGTCATCAAGCCAATCATTCTCTATAATATGCCTATAATTCATTGTAACATAAGCATATTTATCATCAGTTTTTACTTTAATTCCTATCATTATAACAATTTATTAATTGTTCTACAGACCATTTACAATTAGATAATCTATATCTAACTATATTATATGGAATGTTTAGATGCTTTGCTAATGTAGATAAGGTATAAGTATCTCCATTATATTCAATATAGTGATTTTTGGTTGTATTATTCATTTGAGTCTCTACATTAGACCATCTACAGTTCTCTGGACAATAATTACCATTAGTGTCTGTTCTATCAAGGGTTAATTCTCTTGACCAACCATTATTTATAGCCCAATCATAGAAGCTCTGAAAGCTGTTAGACCATTCTTCACATACACATATACCTCTTCCTCCATAGTTCTCATACTCAGAAGCATTATGATAGTTACACCTCTTTTTCATATTCTTCCATGTAAGATATAATGGATGTTTGTCAGCAAGACCGTGTTTAGTTTGTGTCTCTGCTGCCCTTCTCTTTTGCTCACATCCACAGGAAGTACTATGTCCATTTCTAAGACAGGCTAGTTGCACTTCGCCTATATTACCACATTCACATTGGCATCTAAACATTCTTCTAGGTTTCCCACTAATAATCTTTGGAGCTATCTCTTCAATAATAGTCCATTTGCCAAACTTGTCTCCTTGTTTAATTTAGCCATAATATTAAATTTTATTTATATGCAAAGGTACTACAAATTTTCGGATTCCCCAAATGATTACAACAAATTATTTATTCTTGAGGAAAATATTTATTTTTATAATTTTTCTCATATTTCTCTATAGGAATCATTAGATATATAGTACCATGCTCTAGAACAGATAAGTGATCACTTTCTATTAATTTATCTACAAATGGCTTTGCTGTGAGAGAGTTACCGCATTCATCATACTTAATCCTATCTTCGGATTTGTAACATACCCTACCGGCTCTTTCTATGTGCTCTAGTATCCCTTCAAAATAATGGGGAGGGTTCCATATATCATATGATGGTTTTATAAATCTCATAATATATTAGTTTAATTCTTAATAACTTCAAAATCATCTACATCCCAATCCTTTAAATTGAGGATAGCTTGAACTTCTCTCTTTGACTTAGAGGCTATGTAATCCCAAGCCTTATGAGGTAATATAATTTGCTCTTCTACTGCTCCCTTTAAATCACAGTCAGAATAATCTATATCCTGAAAGGAATTACCATCTTCATCTATTCCTGAGTCTACTATTTTATAGTCTGATACCTTAATTGGCAATGTTTTACTTAATGTAATACTCACTGTAACAATAATATCCTTAGTAGGGTTATCCTCTTCATTCCAGGGTGCATCTCTGGTATCAGCTCCTGCCGGATAGTCATAATTATTCATATCTTATTTAATTTAAATAGAAGTAGAGAGGAGCTGTATTACTCTCTCTTCACTTCTATTATCTTTACTACTTCATTTTCAGTACAATACTTATCAAATCTTTCCCAACATTTTACATAAATAGGATGCCACTCATAGTTCCTAACTCCCAATTGTTCAAGTTTAGTCCTGATATAAGCATGTACCTTTGGGGTAAATATCTGCTCAAATACACTCTGAGCTTCCCATTTACTCTTCCAGACAGAGTTTCCTCTGTCATCTGCTAATACTTTACCATTGAAGATAACTGCATAACCAAGTATTTGGGTATCTTTTAGATTTCTACATAGTCCCCCCTCATGTTCAATAACTGCTAAATCGGCTGTATTCATGTTATAGTGTTGGTTTAGAAATGAATATAATTCTGAAGAGTTACGAGGTATATTATCTACCTTCCTAGTATTATTTATGTGTTTTAGGTAACTTTGGTGTTTACTAGTGGTATTAGAATATCTAGTAATATTTACAAGTAAATGCCCATCGTACCACTCAGCTATACATGTTCTATAGCTAAATAATTTATCACCAGTAGAATAAAGGTTGCTGCCGACAGCAACATCGCCTGATAAGAAAGCTTCTACTACTTCTTTATTCTTCATTTACTCTACTTTTACGCAACCATATAACTGTCATTATAGCATAATTAGCCAGGTCAAGAAGAGTGTCTTCAATAGACTCATCTTTAACCTTAGCTTTTGTCTGACTAAGAGACTCAATTCTATTCATCTTATCACTTAGTCGGATTATGCTTGCTACAAGTCCAAATTTATAGAGAGACTTCTCAAAGCTATTACCATAGTCTTGATTCTTTGCCTGATAAATCTTGGTTAAACTATTAGTAATATCTATAAACGGTCCTACTCCATCATCAATTAATTCACCTAGCTCTAACATTAAATCATACAAAGGATCTGCTTTTTCAAGTGGGAGTTCATTCGCAATATGCTCAAGTTTGTCTATGATAGACTCCAGTTTATCATTCATTTTTTCCATAAAAATCATATCTTAATTTATAATTAATGTACCCAATAAGTAGGTAAGGGACCGTGATCATCCAGGTAATCTCTAAAATCAACAGGTAGATTCTGGACCAAATAGGATACTTTTGTATTAAGATTTACCAGAGTATCCTCCCCCATTGTAGCTATAATGTCTCCAACACGGAAAATCTTTTCATCCTCTAGGTAAAGATCCTTCACGCATATTTTATGCCTGGATATATCAGCATCGAGTTTTACTTTTTTTACAAAATAAGCTCCAGATCTCACCATAATCTCATACAGTACTGTAGCAATGGTTTCAGCTATAGCTTCCGGGGCCTCACAGTTGATTTCATCGTAGGGGGTAACTGTAATCAATACTTTAAATAATAGATCATTCTGCCTTAGATACTCAAAGAAATTAATCATACTGACCTTATAACACAGAGCTCCGGTATGTTGTATTCTATAGTTAATAGACTGCTTCTCAGAATCAGCTTTCCTTCTAAAATATTCTTTTACTCTATGTACTGTGTCACAGTCAGGTGCATCCATTTTCATTTCTCTGTAGTAATCCCAGAATCCAGGTTCTGAGAATTTACTCCTTATCTTACAAAGATAATTGAAGTCATATATGTATGCTTTATATCCTACTTTTGGATTAAGAGATATAAAGCCTTTCTCCATAACATCTTTTCTACAAAAATCTTGGTACTTTTTGATGCCTCTAAAGCCATTCATATAGGAGCTATATATCCTTTTAGCCTCTTCCAAAGGTATCCCACTGTTACTAGAGATAGTATTAGCGTCACCACCGTAGTTTATGGCAAACTCAATCCCTTTTGCATCATTTCTAAGTTTATGGTATCTCTTCTTTATCTCCTTAATTGGAGTATCTCTTGGTATCTCAGGGTAAGACATATAGGCAGTTAGGCTATGAATCATTTTGTTATCCTATAAGCTTTTTATCTTATAGTTCTATGAGTACTGGTATTCTCCTCATAGTTCGGCATATATTTTCATCCTAAAAATATTTTAGGAGCTGAGAACTCGTGGACCATTATATTTATTCAGGTCTATGCTCTACAATACTTATAGCCCTATTCGCAATGCTATAAGTTATCTCGGTATTAAATATATCATGTTTTCTAGAAAGAAATATAGTAGAGTCTTTATAGAAGAAATCATATATACATTTTTTAATATTATCTGGAGTATTTATAATTACTTTCCAATAATCAGTAGTTTTACCTTGTATATGATATGTTCTATAATAGAAGTTTCTAAACCAACTCATTATTTGATTCATAAAAGGTTCTGAAATAAATACAAATTCTATAGTACAACTTCCAACATGACCATCTCCATCAAAGAACCCTCTTATAAAATGTCTCCATAAATCTTCAGGTATAGAGTCTTCTGGAATAAAAAATTCTTTATCTAAAGTTTTAAGAGGTTTAATATTATACTTATCATTTAGAACATCAAACATATGCTCAGATGTCCATTGTAAAGTATATTGAGGCTTTTTTCTTCTATTAAATGTATAGTTTTTTATTAGAAGAGAAGATTGGGGGCATATATTCTGATGTAAGGCTTCTATAGCTTCTTTATCATCTATAGTATTATTAAAGGCTATTCTTTTAGAATATTTATTACCTCGTTTTTCTAGCCTACAGCATCCATCAGCTACTAAAAACCCTAATAAGTAAGCTTTTAATTCAGAATCTATATTATCAAAAAAGGTATCATTTATTTTTAATCCCCTTCTATCAAATTTAATATTATAGAATTTAAAACAATCACTTACTCTTTGAGATGATAACCCAAATTCTTCTCCTATTTCTTTTTGGCTCTTACCCTCCTTCATTAACTTAAGGGCTTTTTCTAAATTAAACCTTTCTAAACATTCTACTTTATTCATTTTATTTGTATTTAAACATTAACTATGCAAATACACAAATAAAAATCATAATTACCAAATTTCTACCGATTTTTCTCAGTTTTTTACTATATGTTACCATATAGGGAGACATTCACTCTATCTCCACTACCATTAGTAAGATCTTCAATAATAGCTTTATCATCTGATATATCTGCTAATATATAAGTTTCTTGCACCCAAATCACTTAGGGTGGACTATCCATTCACCATATATAAATTATACAACTAATTATACTTAGGTGGGTGATTATAGTCTCTGCACCTTCCCTTAATAGGGCTTGGCTCAGGATTGGATTGCCTTCTCTTCCCCTGAATTTACACCATTTGCCTTTCTACTTTCATAGAAAGCGAGCCATCTTTCATATTTTCTCTTACAGAAAATATGGGCATTTTTATATAGTTGCTCTCCAATTCTAATTACATCTTCTACTCTATAGAGATTAACATACCATAAATCATGAATATAAGTTACTCTTGGGGAGTACCCATTCTTTACCAAGAATGTCTCTATCTGTTTAATAAATACAACAGACTTGCCACAGATATAAAATCTGAGAGTACTTCTACTGTTTGTAATGGCATATCCACCATCACCATCAAAGATTCCTCTAAGTATTGTGTAATTGATTGGAGTATAAAGTTTTGCTTCAAAACTTTTATTGTGAAAGTTACCTCTTTTTATGAGGTATTCATAAGCATCATTATTTGTTATAGATGCGCTCCACATATAAGAGCTATTCAGCTTTTGTAGAGTCTTGGTTACTTTAGATTTTGGAGAAGCCCAATTGAGAAATTCTTGAATTAAGTACCCATCTCTTTCATTAAGGGATAGTCTTATTCTGTGTCTATCATCAATATTCCCATCAGTTATAAGCAACCCAAGGAAATAATCTGAATATTCATCGTTCTTTCTGAAAGGATTATGTTTACACAACCTCTGTTGCTTATCATTTCCCTTTGGTATAATACCATTTCTAATGAGGACTCTTCTTATAGAGGTATTATAAGTACTTAACTCATCTGCTATCTGCTTTTGAGTTCTCCCCTCTCTATACATTCTCAGTATTTCTAACTCTTTTTCTGGATTAAATTTTCTCATAGCACTTTATTTTATGATGCAGATATAAGAAAATTAATCCATACTAACAACTATATAAGTGATTTATTTGCTAACCCGAATAATCAATACTTATCCATCTATTACCTTCCTCAGCAATAAAGCAAGCTCTAGTCTCGGCATCGGCCGGCATATTGAGCATATTAACATATTCTATTCCAGCAGCCTTGTCCTTACCACCAGAGCTTATCCTAGCTGTATCTGTACCCAAAGAATTAAAATTAGTATACAGCCTACCGGTCTTTTTGTCTATTTGCTCTAGTACATTTTCCCCATAGGTACTACATAGTTTCATCATCTCCTTATATCTAAGATAAAGTGGTATGAGACTACATTTACTCTTTTGTGGACCTAAGACTTTAGCATTAAGGCTATCTTTATCTTCCTTAGCATCCTTATCAACTTTTGAAGTATCTACACCATATTTCTTAAATATCGGAAGAACTTGTTTCTGGCTATTCCAATTAATAAACACTTTTGGGCTTGAATCAAATCCACTGAACAGATCCCCCTGTTTATTTACCTTAATATATTTGGAGTCTGGCTCATTATTAATGAGCCATTTATCCATTTCATTCTTTATGGCATTAAGAATATCCTTATCATGTGCTATCTTCCTCTTCCATCTTTCTATGTCCATTTTAACTCCACAATAGCACATGTAGGCAATAGGAAGTATAGCTTTATTCTCGTAATCTATTGCTCTTAAAAGGCCCTGTTTTGAGAGCTGCTGGAGCTGACATTCCCTTATCTTTTCAAGATATTTGACATCAGTTGCTGCATAATTGATTACCTCTCCCACAAGGCCCTTGTAGATAATCTGGCCTCTAATAGATTTATCTAATTCCACACCAAGATACATCTCTCCTAATTTTTTTAAGTTCATGAACATCACATACGATGATTTGGAACCTTTTTTCTTAGGGTTGGCTGGAACATAGTCATATCTAGGGTGCTGGATCTTATCCCATACATCAGGGCTCAATTTAACTGGATAGCCCAGCCACATCAATTTTTCAGCTAGAAACAGATCATAGATATTATATGGAACTATTCGATACTTGAATAACCATTGTAAATCAAATTTAGCATTATGGAACAAGAATAATCTATTAGATTCCAAGTAGTTTTTATATTTCCTTACATCTATAGTAGAGCAATCAATAACTACTTGAAAGTCATAGCATCCAAGTTGAAGAGAAAGAAGTGTATCTTTATGACAACTTAATCCACTAGTTTCAGTATCCACCCCTACTATATTCAGGGAATCTAATAAAGCTAAACTCTGTTCTACACTAACTATTCGGTATTCATTGTTCTCAAACAGTTCCTGTTTTGTTGTCACTAAATAAATCATCTTCAATAGTCTAATAGAATGTTACCACCCATCCATGCCCATCAATATAGGTTATGGACCTGACAGTTGCATCTGCTTCCCTGAGATAACAGCCTTCGACTATCATAGGTCCTCCACTAGGATCTATAAATTTCTTCATATCTTCCGTATATCCTGTATTTATGATGGATGAGGAGAATTTAACCAGATAGGTTTTAGACTCCCCTCCATTAGTTTTCCTCATTTTAATGAGTTCAGTAGAAGATCCTTCTCTACTTAATAGTGTTATACAATCTTTCATCTCACATATGCTATATAGTCCTTAAAATCAAGGACATATTTATATTTTTCAAAGAATCTGCTTCCTAATATACCATGTATCTGTACTCCTGATTCTTTCTTTACTATACTAAAGGCTTTATCCAAATCAGCTATACTGAATTCTTCTTCAAACTCTTGATTCTTTCGCCTTATTATCATTTTGCAAATTTTGCAGTTTACCTTGTTACCCTCAATACCAATTATATTAGATGTTTCCCCTGTTGATTCTGTTACTAAGGATGAAACAATACTTTCATTTAGATATGAAATATTGCTTCCAGTATCCAAGAGGAAATTTATCTTTTTATCGCCATTATAAAAAGTAATTACAGGAAGCTCTGCTAAATCCATAGCCTCTCTAAAAGATATTTCACTACTCTTCTTTCTTACCCCTGCTATAACACCAGAAGTAACAGCTGCTGCTATTATCAAAAAAATTACGCATAATGCTATCAATACCATATCTTATTCATTTAATTTTTACCTGTGCTACCGAATCCTCCTCTATTAATATTATCTAAATTATCGACTCCTATAAATTTAATTCCAGAACTGAGCAGCCACTTCAACTTTTGCCAGACGGTAGCTTTCTGACTAAGTTGAATTCTGAATTGACATATTCTATCCCATGGATGAATGGTTACACTATCTCTAAGTGCCAGTGCTGGATATTTCCATTCATCATTATTACCAGAATAGCTATGATCTATTACTCCAAATCCATTTGGATTTATAATTCCAAACTTGTTATAAGTAGAACTTCTGGATACTATAATAGCCTCAAATCCCTTAGGGAGTTTCATAGCAACTCCTAATCCAAGGAGTGTATAATCTCCTTCATTAAGACATACTATATTTTCTCCTCCATATCTTAAATCAACAAAATCACCTTTATCAATCAATTCAGGGAGACGTTGATGATTAAATAGTTTTATCTTGATTTTCAACTTCATATATCAAATTTAGTTTCTATCTTCATAATGAACACAATAAAAAGCCCCATTGCTGGGGCTAATTATTTCAAATTATATGTGTATCAGTAATAGGACCTATACAATCAAACTGCCCCTTCTTTTGATATAAGACTCTTGGTCCTCATCTGACATATTTTCAAATTCTCTATACTCATCATCAGTGAGCTTCAATTCATAGTGACCGGATCTTAAATGGC